TCAAATCTCTAAAGAAAGTATGAATGCTTCAGATGTTTGCTTATCCGATATTGTCATCTTTTGATATTCTGATACTGCTTGTTCTATAAATCCACGCTTCTTTAAAACCTTGAGTTTGGGAATAAGAGCCGCAACTTTCTCCTCATCAACGGAGGACATTTGTTTATATACATTGAGACAAAAATCTATTGCAGACTGTAAATCCTCAAGGCCCGTTTCTTCCATATAGAATTTACACGCTTCAGGAACGCGGTTTAATCTTATGAACTTGGAGATTATATACTGCATGGAATCATTGGGGTCAAAATCAATATCATCATAGGACACAGCCTGTAGCTGATATTCATCAATTTTTTCTATATCATCAATCGAGCACCCAGTACGATTCTTTAAAAGCTCCTTTGCTTCGTTTATTCTTTCCTCACGCAAAAGCTCTTCTCTCTCCTTTTCCTTCTGCTCTTGGCAAATGCCTTTATACTCTTCCGAGATAGGATTTCTGTGTTGACTCAAAATTCGATTCTTTTCGTAATCAAACTCTTCCTCCGTCAATATTCCTTTCTCTTTATAGTCGTAGATTTTTTCAAGTAAGTCATACAGAAAGTATCTGTCTTGAGTAGTTTTCTCCAATGTAATAGCAGTCCCAGATGCGGAAACCATAAACATGGATTTGCCACCGCCAGAAACTTCGTCAAAATCCACATGTAAACCGACGATTGCATCTGCATGATAACTTTCAGCCTTTCCAGTCAGTTCCTTCATTACTTCGTCGTAAATTGTAGTCAATTTACTCTTGTAGCTTCCAGAACGTCCGCCAAATACATCTGTCAAAGAGGCTGCAATATCGGAAAACAGATTTGTACCTATTACCACATTCGCATTGACTACCCCAAGATATTTTCTTATTGTATATCCTTCTATACTATTTGTTGTTGTTACTATCATAAATCTCTATTTTAACCATTTTGCAACACCACCATGATGAGAGCAAGTTCCTCTACGGCTTTTACTAAAACTATATGTTCCATCTCTGCATAAAGCAGTTGCCCCAGGAGGTGCAGAAGAATAATATGTAGGAGACTGAACTCTCTCACCTCTAGAATTAGTATAATATCTTATTTGTCCTGATGAATGATTTTCAGAAGAATAATAAACTTTTTCTTTTGAAAGATACTTCGTTGAAACATATCCAATATACCCATTATAACTAACAGGAATCCATTTGCAATCACAATCCTCATCAATTAGAACTGCAGTACCTCTGGGAATCTGAGTAATAATAGAAGATGTTACATCAGGAGAATCTCTTAAATTTAGGTTTGCCGTTACATATCTTACTACTTCTTGTGCATGAAATGTGCAGAAAAAGAACAATCCCATCAACAAAGTCAATACTCTTCTCATTCCTTTTTGTTTTTTGATTTATCAAGTAAAGTTTGTGCCTTTTCTAGTCTTGTTATATAACTCATGACATCATATTGAACGAAAGCCCATTTCTCATCTTCATACTTAATACTTTCGTTGGTCTCTAATGCTTGCATTACTTGATTATACATAGAATTATCCTCATCAATTACCATATTGGCTCTTCTCTCATTTTCTTTCATGAAGACTTCTATTGCAATTTTTATAACTCGGATTTCATTCTCATAATCTTTTCTTTTTCTGTAAAGGATAGCAAGTCTCTCGTATGGGTGCTTAAGCGGTAATCTGTAAATGATTGATTTCTCATACACATTAATAGCTTCATCAATCATTCCTTCTTTTTCTAAATCAATTCCAATATTAACAAGCCGAGAACTCTTATCAAAATTATCCTCTATATTAGTATCTTTTGTTGTTTCTTGGAACATGTCATCACTCAGGTTTTCTAACCTCTCAGCCAACTCAACTTCATCCTTACAAAGCACGTCATGAAGGTTTGCTCCATTTGCTGGTCCAACAATCCCAGCTTTCTCAAGTAATCCCATTATCCTTCTTGCCCTATTATATCCTATTATAAGTTTACGCTGAAGAAGAGAAGTACTTCCTTGCTGCTGATTCATGACCAAACGAGCCGATTCTTCAAATAATGGATCTAATTTATGTATCACGGAATCCTTTAAAATATTTTCTTCTCTATGAGACTCATTTTCTTTTAGAGTAGAAGTATTTTCAGATACGTATTTCTCTTCTGATATGTTTATAACTTTATCCGAGATTATATGGATAGGTTCTACTTTATCAGCATTATAGTTTAAATTATTAGCTTCCGTTTTACTATCAGGAATAAAAGCACAACAAATTCCAATTAAGGCGAGTATAGGAAACCAAATCCATGAAGCACTTGTAAGTAACGGAATCATTACTGAAGCCAGTAAAAACAGAAATGTCAAAATAAACCTCAACGGATTGCTATTAATTGCTTCATTTTCTTGTTCACGCTTAGAAGAATAATGTTTATCTCTATCATAGTTACTACTACCTCCCGATATTTTAGTCCGAGAATATATTCCAGTTCCTGGTATCCCGGTATTCACATAAACTCCTTTCTTACCCACATTCACTGAAGCTCCACGCGGACCTACAGACCAACTTGTCCCTGTTTTGCTTATGTTTAAATGCACCCCAGGAAAAATCTTCACCCTTTTCCTAAAATAAAGTCCCATATTATTTCATTGTGTTCATTCTAATACTCAATTTTACCAAAGCCATAGCTCTCACAGAAGATAACGGAAAATCTTTGGGTTGGTGGTTTTGATTGTAACTTACCAGTTTTATCCAGTCTTCACCTTTTTCTGAATGCTGGACGTATTTTACAGTTAAGTATTCATCTCCATCCAGATCTATTGACACAAGGTACATTTCTCCAAAGAAAATATGACTCATTTCTAAAGGTACCTCCTTATATGCTACGATGTCACCAGATTTAAGTAATGGATACATGGAATCCCCTTTGACATAAACAGCTCCATCGCATTTAGGGATATTTGGAATATTGATTTGTCCAAGGATATTCTGGTCTTTGTTATCGAAGAGGGATTTCAAGTTTGCAGCAGCTTCAACATCATAAAGGGTTATCAATCCGTCTTCCTCTGTTTTTTCTAGGCTTTTAGGGTGAAATATTTGTGTAACTTCAGGTTGTTGACGCAATGGAGTTCCGCGACCAGTTAAAATATAATCTGGATTAATATCCTCCCTTGCAGAACACACAGCAGATAATAAATCAGATGGAAGAGTTTTTTCTTTTCCACCTTTAGTCTTTCCTTCCTTTAATTGTGAAAGTTTAGATTGAGCAGATTTAACTCCGTATTTCTTTTCAATTTCGTATGAAGAAATTCCTGCCTTCTCAATACTCTCAAAAAATCTTTCAATAATTCCCATAATTTTAAAGCTTACATTTGATACTTTAAAATTATAAAGTATCTTTGTAGTGTAACAAGTACGAGATGTTACGGAACAATTGGTTAAACATTCCTCCGAGGAGGTTTAATATATGCACCCATGATAGCTCGTACCTATTGTGGGTGTTTTGATAAGCTATTGTAGAGCCTTCATTCTCTTGTTGAATAAGGTTGAAATGATATTCTAAATAAAAAACGATATGAAAACATTCCACATTATATTATGTATAGCTGATTTAATCTCATTTATCGGTTTATTGATAGCTTCAGAGGTCTGGGTAAACATCTTTTTTGTGCTTTTTATATTCACTATGATTATGCTCATTGCATTGGGAATTATTCTACTGTCTATACCATACGATGAAGACGGTTTCGATTATTCGGATACACTCACAAGCCATCATCCTTTTGTACAGTGGCTGCGAAGGCATCACGGAGTAGATTAAACCTTGGTTTCCATATCGTCAAGTATGCTCATAACCTCCTTTTTTCTCTTTTATATCAGTAAGTAGTATAATTCTTTTGTATTCAAATACATCGTCTTTAGACAATTTCACAGGATAGTCTTTGTGTATAATCTTGATTTTCATTATAATTTCATCCATTTTGTCCTTGTCAATATTTGTTTTTGTTAAGCACTCCATACTCTTAAATAGATAATATAACGCAGCTTCGCTATGAGTCTTTCTCTGCTCGTTTACTCCCTGAAAAAAGAATGTGAGGTACATGCTGTGGTATAGAACATTATTCGAATTTTCCTCAATATCTTTTCTGATTGATTTTTTGATTTCCTTTTTCAATATAAAAGCATTGTAAATCTGGATTGCCATATAAATTGTGACAACCAAAGTTAATACTGCTATAGATAAACTTGCTCCATCGCTACTATAAGGCTTTATATCCATTTTGCAAAGCCATAAGGTTGTAACGCTTATTGCTATTGAGGCTATGCCTAATCCTAACGCCCAATTATCTTTCTTCATATAATAATGTATTAAGAAACTTGATGGTTAAATAATGTTATGTACTTTATAATTCTAAAGCTATTTATTTGATACTTTAGAATTATAAAGTATATTTGCATATCGAAACTTTGATACGAAACAAATATAGTAAAAAACAACTAACCCCACACGATTATGAGTACAAAAATCAAGAACCAATTAAAAGAAGTCATGCTGATGGCGTGGACTTTTGTAAAACGTAATGGATTTACAATGAGTGAAGCGATGAAATGCGCCTGGGCAAACATGAAGCTGAAAGCTGCAATGAGGCAAAGAATCGTAAAGTTCTACTTCAAAAAGGTAGATGGTTCTGTTCGTGAAGCCTACGGCACGCTGAAAGAAAATCTGATACCAGCCACATCAGGTGAAAGCAGAAAGAAGAATGACACTGTTCAGGTGTACTTCGATACTGAGAGACAAGAATACAGATGCTTCAAGAAAGCTAACCTTTTAAACATCGCATGACTATGAGAGCAACAGAAGCAAGCAAGAAGTTAGATGAACTCTACAGCGAGTTAGAATCTGTTAGAGGCATGTCAGAATCAGAAGTTTGCAGCAAATACAATGCAGATTGCAAGCAAGACATTGAAGACATTATCGAAGAAGAAATAGAGGCGTTGAAGTCTTACGATTGCGATGATTACGGCGAAGATGACGGCATGGACTACATCAACCTTCAGTTATCACAAGGCTTGCCTGTGATACGCTGGTAACTCACCTACCCTGCTGACGGACTGAACGGCAACCGATAGCGAGAATCGGGCAGGGTTCTACTTGATTGGTTCTTTGACATGATGGAAATTTAGGCTTACCGTTAAGCCTGACGTGAAACGGACGACTGAGTAGCGATAACGGCTGTGTGAAAAGAGTATGAGTAAAGGCCTGCACTAAGCAAACGCAGCATACGAATCACACAGATAACAAAAAGACACTTATACGATTGCAGGTGGCCGTAGGCCGGCTACAAAGACAATCTTCACTGATTAGACACCAGCAAGAACTATATATACCCGTGGCTTACCAGACCTTTGATAAGCAGTAAGGCAACCACCGGAACGCCCACGGGAACGATATTTAATACACACGGTTATGAAAATACTACTTTTTCTCTGTGCATTGTCCGTTCTGGTAATGCACTTCAATCAAGACCTGTCTGCTATGTACTGGATAGGATTTGTCGGGTTTATAATCACTGGTTTTTCAATCGCAAACAGACTGGACAATGAACGAGCTGCAAGAAACAATAAAAAGCATCTGTGATGAATTTGCGGACATCAGTGCCATTCTGACGGCACGCTCAAGAGAACTGGACAGACGGGAGCTGTTCGATAAGGAGATAGAAACAGAAATCAATAACATTAAAAAGAATAGACATGAAAACAAATGAAGAATTACAGGGTATGACGCATGATGAACTCGTGGCATACACACAGAATCTGCAACGCGAATCAGAGGAATACAAAAAATCAATGCTGTATTATATGGAAGAAAAGAAAAAGATTGAATCGAAGTTTGACAACTTCAAGAACATGGTCAAATCGCTGGTTGCACTAGTCGATTAGTTTTTATGGGTTATAGAAAATGGGTAGATGCCGGCCGTAAAGTCCGGCATTTTCATTGGCAGATAGTTCAGGCGGTAGAACACCATGTAAGGGTTAGCATGGAAGTCACGGGTTCAAGTCCCGTTCTGCCAGCAAACAATCAAATACTTAAACTATGGTTAGAGAAATTACAGTAGACGAAAACTACCAGACAGTACGTCTTTTTGACGAAATGAAGAAAGGGGACATCTACAAGGTTCCCTATGACAAGAAACGGCACAACGGAATCAAGCTGGAAGCATCACGCCGCAATCGTGACCTCCGCTTGATCGGGACACTTAAAAACAAAATGGACGTGAAATACCGGGTATCAGCAACAGAGTACCCGGGTTTCTCGGCAATTATCTGCTTAAAATAAAATGCTTATGATAAACGAAGATGTATTGAAAATCGTCTTAAACAACAAGTCTTTCGGGAAATACGAAGCAGCTTCGATAGTAGGCGGTCTCAAAAGGCTGAAAGAATTGTGCGAATCCGGAAGGATAAGATACAAGACCAAAGAAGGCGTGCCACACAGCAGATGGGCTTGTAATGCCTGGGACGTGATAAAACATGCAAAATTGATGTATTAAAACCAATTATTATGGAAGAAAAGCCAAATCTATATCAGAAGATACAGCTTGTCTCAAATGAGATAAAAAATATCGAAAAGAACCTGACTGTGGGCAAAGGTAATTATGCCTACAAGGCAGTACAGGACATTGATGTCACCTTGGAAGTGAAAGAAGCTGAGTCCAAGCATGGCCTTGTCAGCATCCCTATTAAGCAGGAACTTGTTAAATCGGAAATAATTAGAGTTGTTAAAGAAGGTGGAGGGGAATCCATCAACTATATGGACATCATAAAAATGACCCTACGCATTATCAATTTGGACAACACGTCAGAATACATAGACGTGGAAAGTTTTGGGCGTGGACTTGACCCAGGCGACAAAGGATTTGGAAAGGCTTCTACTTATGCCAGAAAATACGCTTTACTTAATGCCTATAAGATTGCTACAGGTGAAGACCCTGATGAAAACAAATCCAAGGTGCAAACCCCTGCTACAGTAGATGAAGTGAAAAATATTGTCGTTGGTTACATGATGACCGACAATCAGTTTGCGCAGAACATACTGTCTTATTTCAATGTAGGAAGTGCTGATGACATGACAAGCGAACAGCTTAAAATGGCATATAACAACCTCAAGAAGAAAGGAAAGATATGACAGAAACCATGTACATAGGAAGCGGTGACGTTCATGCCTTGATGAGTGGCAAGAATACGAAATCACATATCGCCCTCATGCAGCGTTTCGTCAGCGGGATAAAGCCTTATTACAATGCTTTTGCCAGCCCTATAGATGCTTTACGTACGGGAGCCATTCTTGAGAACAGGTATCTTCTCACTTTGCCTGACAACTACTTTACTCAGTATGTTGTCAGGTCAGATGAAATGAACGTATTCAAGTGCAGCCTGGACTTTGCTTGTATCGATAAAGGAAAGCTAACTGATTTTGATGAATTAAAGACTCTTTATCTTTCAGATTACCTTGATTTTATTGAGCCTATTAAGCATGACAACAAAGCTTTAATCGAATACGTCAAGAAGAAGCATAAAGCTTATTATTATCAGGTTCAGGAACAACTCTTTTGCACTCATCTTAAAAGCTGTAACCTTGTTTTTCTGTCTGTAACAACCTACGACGACGAAGCCAACTGGCATCGTAATATCCTTCCCAATGAGTATTGTAAAATCCGTATCACTCGTGACGAACAGGCAATTGAAGAAATAAAACGACGTGGACAGATTTTCCAACAGATAAAAGATTTTTATTCAAACTAATATGGCAAATCAAATAACCGGACGGCTGGTCTATATTGGCCAGCCCCAAGAAATCCCATCCAAAAGCGGTGGCAACCCGTTTGTGAAACGTGAATTTATTCTTGATGCCACAACCTATGACCCCTATACAGGTGAACGAAGCCAGTACGAGAACGTCCTGCCACTTGAAGTAAGTGGTGACAAATGTGCCGAACTTGACCAGTTCAGAACCGGTGACGTAATAACGGTTTCTTTTACGCTTCAAGGTCGGGAATGGACAAATCAGGACGGACAACTAAAACGCATGGTGTCCATCCGCTGCTATAAACTGGAAGGCCGTCAGCCAATGCACCAGCCAGCATCCGTGCCAGCACAGCAACCGGCACCGTCACAAACGCCACCCATGGTACAGGCGTTTCCACCTGATGTAGATGCGAATGGAAATCCCAAAGATGACTTACCGTTCTAGCCTATGAGCATATTCAATCTGAAGAATGAATACGATATACCCAAGTTCAAGGCTTATGTAAACAAACTGTTCCAGGAGCGGGCGGTTGTGGAAGTGAGAAAGAAGCTGCCCAACCGCACGCTCGCCCAGAACAGATACTTCTATTTGCTTCTAAATTGGTTCGCAAGTGAAACAGGTTATAGTGTAGAGGAAGTTAAAATCGATATTTTCAAGAGGTTATGTAATAGGGATATATTCGAGAAAGAAAAGACGAACAAAAAAGGAAAGATTATAAAAACTTTGAGAAGCTCGTCTGAACTGAGTACGGGAGAAATGACTCTCGCTATTGAAAGATTTCGGAATTATTCTAGTGCTAAAGCAGGAATATATTTACCAAGTCCTAACGAGAATGAGTTTCTATTACATATTCAACAAGAGATAGAAAAAGATAAAGAATTTCTAAGCTATGGGGATGGGTGAGAATTGGAAAGATATATCCGGATATGAAGGTTTATATCAAGTATCAGATATGGGACGGGTTAAATCTATATGCAGTCATGTAAGGCTTCAAAATGGCGAGTTAATGAAAAAGAAACCACATATTTTGAAACCACAAAACAGATGTGGATATAGATGCGTAAATCTATTCAAAGATGGAAGTATTCATACAGTAAACATTCATCGTTTAGTGGCTGAATCTTTCTTGCCTAATCCTCATAATTATCCAGTTGTAAATCATAAAGATGAAAACAAAACAAACAACAATGTAGGAAATCTTGAATGGTGTAGCCATGCTTACAATCTTAATTACGGTACAGCTAAAAGACGTAGAGCTATATCGCAAGGAAAGGTGGTTCTTCAATTGGATAAAAATGGAGTTTTGATAAAACGCCATTTAACATTGATGGATGCTTATAGAGATACTGGTGTAGATTACCGAAATATTTCACTTTGCTGTTATCATAAAAGAAAAACTGCTGGTGGATATTGTTGGAAGTTTGAATAATAAATTAAATCGAACGTAACAAAGAGTTTATTTGACTATGGACAAATTTTTAGGACAAGACATCCCTGAACAGGAACGATGGCAGTTCCTTCAGGACAACGCCGATGCGGTAGAGAAAATCGGATATACTCACCGATTCACCCCTGAAGAACTGGCTCAGAAGAAAGAGACTTTGGCCGAGGTATCAATCACCATCAACGATGTCGAGATGGAGAAGAAAGAGGCTATGGAGAGTTTCAAAGAACGCCTAAAGCCTTTGAATGAAGAAAAACAGGAACTTTTGGACCACATCAAAAGAGGTTCGGAGTTCGTCGAGAATGAAGAATGTGCAAAATTCCTATACCATAAAGAAAAGATGGTAGGATTCTACAACAAGTTAGGTGAACTGGTTTATAGCCGCCCAATCATGCCACAAGAAATGCAGAAGACAGTATTTAGTATTAACCGTAAAACTGGAACAGAATCATGAGTGAAAACAAAATCAATTTGGTAGTACCGAAAGAGTACAATGGTACCCCCATCGAAGTAGTATTGAGAGAAGGTAAAGCATCCGTAGCCCTTGACCCGAAAGAACCGGAGAGAGTAGTTATCAATGGAACGATAGAAGCACCCTTCAGATGGCTGGAAAAGCGTGTCGAACTGATTAATCAGAAATCGGCCAATATCATTGTGAACCGTGATAAGATGTGTCTGGCTTTGACTATTGATGAAACCAATTATTACCAGACAGTAATTAGTGGAGTTTTACAGGCTTCAAAGGAAATGCAGGAGTTCGGTATCAATGCGGAAAGGAAATGGGAACCTATCAAATTGTCCCAGTTCTTCAAGATGCACCGTGCCTTCTTCAAGGATAAGTCTGAGAACATGATGCTGGTTTCCACTTTGAAGAACTTCAAGGCGAAAGTGAATCAGGATATAGAACGTAGCAAAGAGGAAAACGGGAACAAGACGGATAACTATTCTCAAGTGGTTGATTCCAATCTGCCAAAATCGTTCAAACTGAATATCCCTCTTTTCAAAGGTTTTGCCTGTGAAGAAATCGAAGTTGAAATCTACGCCGATGTGGATGGGCGGGAAGTTTCCCTTTCTTTGGTTTCTGCCGGTGCGAATGAGGCCATTGAAGAATACAAGAATAAGGTGATTGACGAACAAATTGAAGCAATCAAAGGTGTTGCACCTGACATCGTAATCATCGAAGTATAATTGACAGCCCGGAAAGACGGGCATCTGGTACCGTGGCGGAACTGGTAGACGCGTCTCAAAATGAGATGGCATAAGGTTGAGAGTGGCCATGTTAAAGCCTTTGTAAGTCCTTGCAGGTTCGAATCCTGCCGGTATCACAAACTAAAATTATGTATTATGCCGTATTACATCAAGAAACCTAAAAAGAAGAAAGAAAAGCCTTTGCCGTTATTTGACAAGGCAGGTATCAAGATTAAGAAGAAGCCGGATTTAGTGGCCAAACTCGACAAAGTTTTCAGCCGCTATATCCGGCTTCGTGATTGTATGCCGAACGGGTATTTCCGCTGTATCTCATGCGGCCAGATAAAGCCATACGAACAGGCAGATTGCGGACACTTCCATTCGCGCCGCCACATGGCCACACGCTTTGACGAGGATAACGCCCATGCCGAGTGCCGGGCGTGCAACCGATTCAGTGCCGACCATCTGATACAATATGAAAAGAACCTGAAAGCTAAAATCGGCCAGCTACGATTCGACAAGCTGGCATGGAGAGCAAGCCAGGCGAAGAAATGGACTGATTTTGAATTAATAGAACTCACCAAGTATTACAAGGCTTTGGGAGACAAACTGAGTAAGGAGAAAGGATTATGAGTTATGTTTTACGGGATTATCAGCAGAAGGCCAGTAATGCAGCGGTCAGCTTCTTTGCTAACAGAGCCAAGAAGAACAATGCCATCATGGTACTGCCTACCGGAGCCGGCAAGAGTCTTGTGATAGCCGACATCGCCAGCCGCCTTGAAGGGCACACGCTGGTATTCCAGCCAAGTAAGGAGATACTCGAACAGAACTATCTGAAGCTCTGTTCGTATGGTGTTCTGGATTGTTCCATCTACTCTGCCTCATTCGGACGAAAGGAGATTTCAAGAATAACTTTCGCCACTATCGGAAGCGTAGTCAACCATCCGGAACTCTTCCAGCATTTTCAGAATATCATCATCGACGAGTGCCATCTGGTTAACCCGAAAGACGGAATGTACAAGAGATTTCTTTCGATGCTGAAATGTAAAGTCCTTGGATTGACGGCTACGCCTTACCGGCTTTCATCAAGCAGGGATTTCGGTAGCATGTTGAAGTTCATCACACGTACACGCCCGTGCGTGTTCTCTGAGGTAATCTATCAGGTTCAAATCTCTACTTTATTGGATATGGGGTATCTTTCAAAGCTGAACTATTATCCGATGAATCCTTTGGGATGGAACGAACTTAATCTGAAGGTGAACACTACCGGAGCCGACTACACGGACAAGTCTGTAGTAAAAGAGTATGAGCGTATCGACTTCTACGGGTTTCTGGTAAGTATCGTCCAAAGGCTTATGAATCCCAAGAGCGGTGTAAAACGAAAAGGTATATTGGTTTTCACTCGTTTCTTGAAAGAAGCAGAACGTCTTACCTGGTCCATTCCCGGAACAGCCATCGTTTCAGGAGAAACACCGAAAAAAGAACGCGAACATATCCTTGAAGCGTTCAAGGCTGGAGAAATTCCGGTGGTGGCCAACGTAGGTGTACTTACTACCGGATTTGACTATCCTGAACTGGATACGATTGTCATGGCCCGTCCGACGATGTCTTTAGCTCTATGGTACCAGATAGTCGGTCGTGCCATCCGCCCGCATCCAAACAAGGAGGCTGGCTGGATCGTTGACCTTTGCGGGAATCTGAAACGATTTGGCGAAGTCAAGGATTTACGCCTGGTGGATAGCGGAAACGGCAAATGGGCCGTGTACTCCAATAGCAGACAGTTGACTAACGTAAGATTCTAAGATTATGGAAGGATATATAAAACTAAGCCGCAAGTTCTTCTCGAATGATATGTGGAATGAAGCCCGGACTTTTAGCAGTTGCGAAGCGTGGCTTGACTTGATTCAATCAGCACGATTTGAGGCAACGCCCCGTATGGAGAGTATCGGAGGTCGAGAAGTCTCTTATACAAGAGGACAATATCCTGCATCCATAAGATTCTTATCAAAGCGTTGGAAATGGTCTGAGAGGAAAGTACGGACATTTCTTGCCTTTCTGAGAAGAGAGAACATGATAACTCTTTCCAAGGAACAAGGAATGAATGTAATAACCTTTGTGAAATATATCGAATACAATGGAGATCCTACTGACACACCAAGTGACACAGCCACTGACACAGGTAGTGACACAAATATCATTCAGGAAATTAAAGAGTTACGTCTACAAGTGACACAGTTACTGACACAAGTAGTGACACAGCAAGTGGCACAACTTTCCGAAAATATAAGTAGAAACAATATAAATGACACAGCTATTAGCCAAAAAATCAATGAATTACAACGTAAAGTGACACACTATGTAATAGATGGAAAAACAATGCATACAAGTGACACAGCAAGTGACACAACTAATGACACAGATATTGCACAAATAATCAATGACTTACAAGTCCAAGTGACACAACTAATGACACAGCAAGTGACACAAAGCAAAATAAATAATAATATAAAAGAAACTACTACTAACGTAGCAGCAAAGAAAGACGCGGCTAAAGCCGCTACTCTCTCCCGGAAAGAATCCTTCTACCAGTCGTTAGTCCCTTATGTCGGCCAGTACCCGAAAGAAATGATTCGGGCTTTCTTCAATTACTGGAGCGAGCTTAACAAGTCAGAAACCAAGATGCGCTATGAATTGGAAAAGACCTGGGAGCTTCCAAGACGGCTGGCAACCTGGGCCAGTCGTGAGAAAGTGCCTTCAAAAACAGATGTAGGCATAGTTCTGAAGGATAATTCACCGGAAAAATACAAGAAAGGCTGGTAAACATGGAACAGATAAATTTTCAACAGACAATAGAACGGCTTAAAGATACGGGCTTCTCCCCTATTCCTAACGTCGTACAGGTAACCGTTCCGGATGCCAAAAGAGTTCTCTGGGCCGGTATCAGGTACTTCACTGGAGAAAATGCCAGATGGCTTCCTGAGTACGAAGAAGTGGCAGGCTGGCTGGCCGGCAATGAAGGTCGCGGACTTCTGTGTTTCGGCAACTGCGGACGCGGAAAGACCCTTATCTGCGGAAAGATTCTTCCTTTGGTTCTTAACCATTACTGCCGCAAGGTGGTAAGCTGCTACGATGCACAGCAGATGAATGCAGATTTGGACGCCGTGAAGCAAAAACACATCATCTACGTTGACGATATAGGGACAGAGAATTTAAGCGTGAAATACGGCGAAAAAAGGCTTGCATTCGCCGAACTGGCAGACGAAGCCGAGAAGAAAGGAAAGCTTCTTATCCTGACTACCAACCTCACGATAGACGAGCTGAGAGAGAAGTATGGGGAAAGAACCATTGACCGGCTGAGGGCGATAACGAAAACCGTCCTCTTCAGCGGTGAAAGTCTGAGAAAATGATATGAAAATCACAATTAACTGGGTAACTCGTGACTGGAACCTGATCAGGAGACTACGTGAAAAATACCGTCTCCCACAATACATGAACGTGAACGGACTCACAGAAGCAGAGGTTGACGAAGAGACATTAAGCAATCTCCGCAAGGGTGAGCCAAAGTATTTAATCATCAGAAAAGTAGAGAAATGACAAGACAAGAATCAGAAAGAAAGCTCAATGAACTGAGAAAGAAGTATATCGCCTTGATTTCATCCATGAACTTTGCCAAAGCACAGAAAATCAAGAACAAGATTGACTCCCTTGAAAGAGAGGTGGAACCGCATTCCTTGGGAGAACTTCTTCAGGACTATACCCCGGAGTTCAAGGTAGAAATGCTTCGCAAGATGCACAAGCTGTTCATCTATTCAGACTTACTTGAGGGTGCGGCACTGGAGTTCCAGTCTGAACTTGAATCAAACGGAATAGATGCTCAGGTAGTTTTTCAGGTGAAACGCGTACTGAAAGAACTGAGAAGCATAGTACGAATACCCGATGAAGAGAAAAACGCTTCATTGTCTGACAACTTTGCCGGGATGTGTGATGAAGCCGGACTTGTAGTGAGTAACATAATCAACAAATATCTTGCAAAATGATAACGGAGAATGACCCAATACTTCCACGTAAAGTGGATTTGGAGAAGAACCCTTCTGGAACAGAACTGAAAATCGCCCAGCATCGGGAACTGGAGAAACATGGAAAGTATGTGGCTATCCCAGGCGACAAGACACGGACGCGAATTTTCGTCCGCAACGGTGAGGATGCGGAGAAGAAGATAGCCGCTTACTTGGAGAGAATCAACAATCGACCTCAAAGATGGAACTGATATGATAAAATTACTCTATATTGACCTTTTCTGCGGTGCCGGGGGAACCAGTACCGGAGTAGAAAACGCACGCTACGAAGATGAACAATGTGCGAAAGTTGTCGCTTGTGTAAACCACGATGCAAACGCCATCGCCAGCCATGCGGCAAATCACCCGGATGCGCTCCACTTCACGGAGGACATCAGAACTTTGGAACTATCTCCTTTGGTGGCCCATGTAGAACGAATGAAGAAGATTTATCCGGATGCACTGGTTGTATTATGGGCCAGCCTTGAATGTACGAACTTCAGTAAAGCCAAGGGCGGCCAGCCACGGGACGCCGATAGTAGGACGCTGGCTGAGCATCTTTTCCGATATATCGAGGCTATTGTTCCAGACTACATACAGATAGAGAATGTTGAGGAGTTCATGTCATGGGGCGATATGGATGAAAAAGGGCACCCCATCAGCAAGGATAAAGGGCGATGCTATGAGAAGTGGAAACGCAACGTCAGGAAATATGGTTACGATTTTGACTGGCGCATTCTTAACGCTGCCGATTATGGGGCATACACCACTCGCAAGCGGTTCTTCGGTATCTTCGCCAAGCGTGGACTTCCGATTGTATTTCCAGAACCTACTCACTGTAAGTATGGGAAAAACGATATGTTTGGACGATTGGAAAAGTGGAAGCCGGTCAAGGAAGTGCTGAACTTTTCAGATGAAGGAGAAAGTATCTTTTGCCGGAAGAAGCCGCTGGCCGAGAAAACCCTTGAACGCATCTATGCCGGACTGATTAAGTTTGTAGCTGGAGGTAAGGAGGCTTTTATTGTAAAGTATAACTCTATGAGTCGGACGGGGAAATACCAGGCACCAAGCGTTGACGAGCCATGCCCGGTTGTGGCAACACAAGGACGGTTGGCTTTAGCTAAGGTAAACTTTCTTTCCAAGCAATTCAGCGGCCATCCAGATAGCAAGAACATATCTGTGGAAGGACCTTCCGGAACTATCACTTGTAAAGACCACCACGCTTTCGTGTCTGCCTACTACGGAAACGGTCACAACCATTCGGTCGAGCTTCCAGCCCCTACGGTTACGACTAAAGACAGGTTGGCATTGGTAAATTCTGTTTTCATAGATAACCAGTATGGTACCGGGAAACCGACATCCATTAATCAACCAGTTGGTACAGTAACCACGGTGCCTAAGTTCAATATGGTAAGCTGCAAGCCGTGGATAATGAATACAGCTTTCTCGAATATTGGAAGCAGCATTGAGCAACCTTCTCAGACCATTACAGCCAACCGCAAATGGCATTACCTTATGAATCCTCAGTTTGCCAGTGCCGGAGGTTCTGTGAACAACCCTTGTTTTACATTGATAGCACGGATGGACAAAATGCCGCCTTATCTGGTAGAGGTTGAAGGAGGTATCGGCATACAGGTTACACCTGATGACAGTCCGATGACAATCAAGATTAAGGAGTTTATGGCTTTGTATGGCATCATTGACATAAAAATGCGTATGCTTCGGATAGCAGAACTCAAGAAAATAATGGGATTTCCTGAAGACTATGTACTGATTGGCCCCCAGTCAGACCAGAAGAAGTTCATCGGCAACGCCGTGGAGGTGAACATGGCTCGTGTGCTTTGTGAGGCTATCTGTAAGGAGATTATAAGAAAAAGAAAAGTTGCATAAAATGGTTAGTGAGGTACATAACATGGACTGTATGGAATACATGCGGAACATACCAGATAAGTTCTTTGAGCTGGCAGTGGTCGACCCTCCATACGGAATAAATGCCCCGAACATGTCGATGGGTAGCAACATGAACCGTAGGCATGGAGGATACAATGGTGAAAGTATAGCTAAAAGACTGAAAAAGAAACGCTTTAACCAAGGAGCCGGAAAACTTAAGAACCGAGCATTGAATACAATGCAATGCGATTGGGATTATCATCCTTCCTCAAAAGAGTATTTCGAGGAACTGTTCAGGGTAAGCCATAATCAAGTGATATGGGGAGGCAACTATTTTCCTCTACCACCTACACGCGGGATATTGTGCTGGGATAAAATGCAGCCTTGGAAGAATTTTTCCCAGTTTGAGCTTGCTTGGACTTCTTTTGATTGTCCGGCATCTATCATTCATTTATCAAATACAGGCGGAAACAATAAAGAATCAAAAATCCATCCAACCCAGAAACCTATCAAACTCTATCAATGGATTCTTGAAAAATTTGCTAAAACAGGTGACAAAATACTGGACACGCACCTCGGAAGTGGAAGTTCCAGAATAGCAGCTTATCGGATGGGGTTCGATTTCTATGGTACCGAAATAGACAAGGAATATTTCGATGAACAAGAGAAAAGGTTTCGGAGAGAATGTTTTGGAGAGATTAAAACGTCTGAAGGAATTATTGTGCAACAAAATCTATTTTAAGTCATGGGAAAGCTAAAAGTCTATTATGGATGGGCCAGAATAGGCAATGTCCGTAAGAAGCGTGCTTTGTCAGTAATGTTCGAAAACGAAATGCTGGGATGCAGGAGTGATCGTGGACAAAGGTGTCTAAGAACACTTCAAGACACCGTATTTGAACGGTACCAGACTGATGAAGAAGAAAAGGAAGGTAAACGTCAGAACCGGATATTTACTGAGTACAGCCTGTTCCTCGACGAGAAGCCGATAAATGGTAGCCTTCAAAGATGCTTGCTGATTAACAGAGAAGCTGACAAGAACAATGTTTCTAAGGCCATGAGTGAAAGAATCTTCGAGGCATTGAGAAAGGCTTTCTTATTTTCAAATCCTGGGTATAAAGAACCTTACTCACAACTTGAATTGAAATTTGAATGATATGGGAAAGCAGGAAAGTGTAAGCGATTTTTATCAGTTCGCAAAGGATTTGGCCAAAGCTGAAAAGGAGCTGAAAATCGAGAATTGGGTGCAAATCAGCATCTGCTACGGTTACGGTCATCAATCTGTCATCCTATACACATACGACCTTCCTCGTGAAGTGTACGAAAGAAGGATGTGGGTAATCAGGTGGAGGGTGGCCATATTGCAATGCCAGCATCCAAGGAATGATGTGTACACTTCTTTTTACTACTACGACAAGCGTTCAGGAGAGTCGCTTGAAGTGAGTTCCTGCCTTTCAAGGCTGGTTTCAGCAAAAGCCCAGATAACAAAAGCAGAACGTAGGATGAATGAGTACATCGAGCACAACCGTCAGAACAACATGTTCTTTGATGAGAATACGGACGATGAACTGGTTAAGTTCCGGGAGAAACTGGAGCGCAAGAAATTCGAGTGTGCAGAGTGTGAGAAACGGTTGGAATTATTAGTTGAAAGAAGGAGAAATAATCAATGAAAGAAACTCAACTGTCTTTAAACTTGGATTATGGAATTAGTAAAGAACAGGCTTGCATCCTTTGTCATTTATCCTCTGAGTGCGCAGGATGCTGTGTGAAATGCAAGGCTGAGAATAAAAGCGGAACTTGTCAAGGGCAGAATTGTTCAATTCCATCCAGAGACCATGACGGACAAAGGTGGAACGCATGGATGCACATTGTTTCTACTTCGCTTCCGGAACTCAAACGATTTATACCAGTGAAATACAGAAAACATTTAAAAACAAAAAAGTGATATGGCAAACATTGTCAAATTAACCGGATGCAAGGAGGTTTCGCATGATATATATGCTTACTTCACTTGTGATGCTGAAAAAGCATTGAAAGCTTTGGAACTTGAAATACCGTGTACTGGAGCAAATAGCACTGGAGCATACAATATCTACTTTAATGATGAGGGAGAAATTATATGTGAGTACATGACGTTCTGTGTTACACGTGAGTTTAAGAAAGTTTCATCCATACAGGATGCTGTTGAATGGATGGATAAGAAAATGAATGAAAATGAGTAAAACGAAACTATATTACCTGTTCCTGGCAGTCATGTGGTGGCTGCTGGGATAGGTGGAAAGGAGATAAAATGAAACTAACAGCAAAACCAGGAACACAGCTTGAAAAAATATGTCAAGACTTCTACGAGCAGGCAGAATCAGAGAAGAAAGAGGTTTTTAAAATGGTGGAAGACTTTACCGGAGTTAAGCCTATAAACTTCGGCTACTATTGGTATTTCGGTATAACTTGTGTATGGGCAGAAGATACATGGAGATTTGCGGATTTGATAAGTCCTCAAAATGTTGTTCCATATACGGTAAGAGGACGCACTTATTTCAAGCCAAACAAACGGCTTAAAGTGTCAAAGGACTTTATAAAGAAGTGGAAAGAAAAATTCAAAGGCATTGATGGTGGTATTCTTTCTGATTATGGAATACCTGTATATCACGAAGAAAGCGGTGTTTATTGTAATTGGATTCCCATAAAAAAAGAAGAAAGATACGGAATTGAAGTTTCTTCATCTTTACTTGACCGTATGTCTAAAATTGATAACAAGCAATATGAAATTGAGATATGAAAAGAGTAAAAGTAAAAATAGAGACATCGGTAGAAACCATGTTAGGTGATAAGCCCGTAAATGAATTTCTTAGTGATGACGCAGATATATGTCATACATCATTGGAGTATTCAACATCAAAGAATGAAGGGTGTGAGAAGCTGTATGAAAATGGCGAATACGAAGATTATAGAAACGACATGATAGACAGGGTAACTGTTCTTGAAGGTGCTATTTGTCGCATTTTAGATTTATTGGAAAATTAAAAAATAGGGTAAGAATTACTTACCCTATTCGGCGGTTTATGTTCTTAGATACTATCTGATGGTAAAAACATCAGCAATAATCTAAAAAAACGACCCTACTGTCATTAAACAACCTGTCACGAATAAACATTGTACAATGTTTATAATGCTGATAACAGCAAGAATGAAACATAGTGTTTCTAACATAAACAGCCCAACAAGCTGTAAATTTGATTGGGCTTCATTTTGCCCAATCTAAAAAAGATTTTTTCCCATTTTAAATCTATTTTAAATTATACGGCAATATCGCCTAACATCTGACAGGACTCGAACCTGAATATTAAAACCTTGCCATTTTCAGTCACAGATGCTGGAACAAATATAAATAGTATTATTATAATAAGCAAAAGTATGAAAGCAATATCCATTAAACAGCCGTGGGCGAGTCTAATCGCTCACGGTATTAAAGACATCGAAAACAGGACTTGGAAGTGTCCTCAGAAGTACATAGGCCAAAGGGTGCTGATTCATGCTGCATCGAGTAAACCAGTATTTAGATACAGCTTTTTGCAATATGATATAATCAGGCGGAAATCACAATCTTTGATTTTTAACTGTACGTATGACGGATTCCCAAAAGGTGCCATCATCGGCAGCGTGGTAATAGCTGACTGTGTACAGAACCATCCTTCAGTCTGGGCAGAGAAAGGTTGCTGGAATTGGGTATTGAAGGATGCGGTACTGTTTGATAAGCCGATTATGAATGTGAAAGGGAAACTTAGTTTTTGGGAGTATAATATAGAAGAAACAAAATGAACCTAAACGAATTAAGAGATAAAGCCTACAGTAACGCAGTAGTTCACGGATGGCACGAAGATAACCTGAGTGACGAACATTTCCTCTGTCTGGTCATATCCGAACTGATGGAAGCTGTGGAAGCGGACAGGAAAGGAATGCACGCTAACCGGAAGCAGTTTGAAAGTTATATGAACCTTAAAGAAAGGACGGATGATGAATTTATCTATGCTTTCAAGTATGACATCAAAGACAGCTTGGAGGACGAACTTGCCGATGCCTGCATCCGGCTACTGGATTTGTCCGGATTGAGAGGAATAAGCCTGTCAAGTGTACCATTCCCTTTTCATCATAGAAAAGAGTATAAGGAGGAAAGGAGTAAATTGACATTCACAGAATGGGTCTATGATGTGGTTCGCCCAATAGCAAGATACAATAAGGATAACTATCCGATAGGTTATCTGTTTATAGGTGTTTTGCAAGAACTGTTCTGTAAGGCTGAAATCATGGGGTTTGACTTGCTTTGGTACATCAAGCAGAAAATGAAATATAATGAACTTCGCCCGTATAAGCACGGAGATAAATGCTACTGACCATGAGATACGTATTCTACACCTTAATCATCATACAAGCCCTGTACGAGCTTGTGAAGCTGTTTAGATGTAAATCCCTGTACCGACATGTGAAAGTCTTTCAGAGGCTCGATAAGACATCAAAAAGATGGTATCTGATGGCGCATCCGTGGCTTCATGTTGCATTATTCATGGATACCATCGGACTTTTATTGCTGGTGATGGGATTGTTTTCAAGCCAGTGGGTGTGTTTCCTTGTTGTCCTGGTCATGAGTTTCAGTCAAATCCAAAAGCTGGGAGCATGGGCGGTGTTCCTGGACAGTCTGGTAACGGTTATCATTTACGCTTTCGCCATCCTGAATGCATATCACTTGGCATAAAATAAAAAAGGGAGCCAGCCCACACGATTAGAAGCCAACTCCCCCACACGATTATGATGCAAATATAAAAATTTCCAACTAAATAAATCGTTCTATGACAAAAGAATTTTCATCAATCGTGGAGTTGAAATCAATACGTGAACAGAAATCAAGATTATCTGAACGTGAACAGGAGTTATCCTCCCCTATCCTGACTGATTTTACTCTCATCCCAAAGATTTATGAGTGGTTCAGAGAGATACTTTCCGGGGCAGATTGTCCGCCCAATTCGGAAAGTGTTACCCAGCGAAAGAAGTTCCTCTTCATCGTGCTGTTCCTCTTTGCACCCAGCGTGCTTGCCGGTGGACGGTTGCCGAACGGTATCCGGGCAGAGATTTCCGGTGTGTTCCCGGATGTTTCCCCGTGTGTAATATCGAACAATATCGCCGATGTTTCCTTTATCTACCAACAGTATAAGGATTTCCGGCAGGATATAGAGTATCTTTACAATCAGATTGTAGAAAGGTTGAAGGTCAAAGGACTAATCAAGTAACCCCGTTCCGAAAGGCTCGGGGTATTTTTATGAAACATATTGCCAATTGTTTGTTCTTGGTTAAAGCAATCTTAGGCTAAAAATCACCATGTTGGTAACTTTGTCTTAAAGAGATAATAACAGCTATCCTCACGGCTGAAAAGTATAAACCCTGCCATCGGTAAGAAGTGAGGAGCTTGCCTTTGGTGGGGTAATTTTTTAATCTAAGATTCACTGAGACATGAAAACAAATCAAGAAATGGTAAGGCAAATGGGGAATTTAGAGGTTATTCAACGCACTGTTGACGGCTATTTCAATGCTACCAGGCTTGTAAAGTTATGGAACGAACGAAACTCCTCAAACAAAGAATTGAAGAAATACTTTGAAAATGAATCAACCAAGGAATTAATCGCTACCATCGTTGAAAAAGAAAATCTAAATGGGCAAAATTCTCCCTATTTAAGTTCACGCGGTAAATGCGGTGGAACCTGGGTTCATCCTGTATTGTTCATTGATTTGGCTATGTGGCTAAATGCGTCATTCAAATATGATGTAATCAAATTCGTTTCTGATCAAATGATTCGTTACCGGAATGATGCTGGGGACGCTTATAGGGAACTCTCTTCTGCCATTATGAAAATCGTTCCCAAAGACTTTATGCCTAAAGCCATGCAGAAGGTCGGTGAAGCCTTGAACTGGGTTATCTTCAACAGTCATGAAAAGATGCTACGTAATAAGCATGGTGAGGAACAAAAACAACGTGAATTGTGGCAGCTCGAAAAGAAGGTTGCTGATTTGGTCAATGAAGGTTTCTTGACCGACTATGAAAGCCTTATCGGGTATCTGAGAATTCAATACCAGAAAAGGAACTATCCAAAGGTCTTTGCTAATGCTGGATAAAATATTACATAAGTAGAAAAGCCGGAGTGTTATGCTTCCGGCTTTATTTGTGATTTTATATTAATATCGGATAAATATTCTTTGGATTCTTTTATAAACTTGTCTGTTAATTCTTTAATTTCATTCCCTTGCAACTTGGTGCATTCAGTAGCAAATGAGGTTAATTTCCGGCTGCGTGTAACATTGTCGTTAGGATTATTTAAATTTATATCTTGAATCTCAAACAATAACATTCTTTGTTTGAAAATAATTTCTGACATCTTAGATAACAGCATATGTAAATTTTCAATGTATGAGTTATCATCTATGTATAATATTAATTTATGATAAGCCAAGGTAACCGCTAAATCATTATCTTTTTCTTTTTGAATTAATTCATTAATTATGTGATTATTATCTGCGTTGTTTCTCCAGCTTCCCATAAACGTCTCATTCCAATTCATATATTTACTCCAAAAATCAACTATAGCTTCATTTCTTTGCTGTATAAATAGAGTTTGAGCCTGAGACTGTACATTCAAAACTGACTTTAAAATCTCAATTTCTTTCATAAATTGGGTTTCTACTGATTTTATTTTTCTTGTAAAACCACTTATCGTCTTTTTTTCTATTTTTTTCTTTATTAGTTCTGCAAAAAAAACAATAATAAGTTGTATTCCAATAAACAAAGAAACAATCATCCAAATTGGATATTGTGATTCAATTAATGTTTTAGTTATTTGTTCTTCCATAATCAATCTTCATTTTCATCAAATACAAATGCCCCTTTTTTATATTCATTGCTCATATCTCTATTTTTATCTTGAGATGCCAAGTAACTATCTTCGAATTTAGAAGCATATAATTCTTTCTCTCTATCTGTTGCCAATAATTCAACTCGAAGATTATTGAATATTGCATATTTTTCAATTAGAGGTTTAAACTTTTCTCTGCCATTACTTGATAGGCAATTGTAAAATAACATAATAAGTTCATATTGTGATAGACTAGCTCTCATAAGGCATGCATAATCATATTTTTTATTTTTGTCATTTGTAAAAATTGGAGCTTCGTCAATAAATTTAAATACTCGATATAGGTGTCGAAAATAATGGTCTAAGATTCCAATATCTTTATCTTCTTCATATGAAATTATTCCTCTTTCTTTAATATCATCTTTGATTCCACACAAAGGAGTGTATTTTTCTTCATATAAAGCTTTGAATATTTGTCTGCCTGATATTTTTACTTTATTCAAAAAATTACTATTGGCATAAGCCAAGAATTGCAAGTTATTAGTTATATCTTCTTGGATTTGAATAAGCTGAAATAAGTTACTTTCAAATCGTTCTAATGCAATATCTTTTCTTTGCTGCTCATTAGCTTTAAATTGTACCCAGAAAGCAAGAAAAGTAAGTATAGCCGCTGCTATTGCAACAAATGGCCCCATAATGCCTCCTATGGTATCTCCTATTGGACCGGTATTGCTAAAATCAGAAATACAGAATGGAAACTTTGTTAATAATATGGGGAGAAAAAGGATAATCAAAAAAAAGATACAAATCCATTTAAGATACTTCTTAAAGTCGTTCGAAAACATATTAGTGTCCATCATTTTGAATCATCATTTGATTTTCTTATTAAGGTAATTGATAAAAGCACTACAAGACACAAGCATGAATAATGCTTCTTCTGCTTGAGGAGCATTGGTATCATCCATCAGTGCATGACGAATACCTGTAGTTTTGTCATTAGTGTATCCATAAAGACATTCAAAAGCTTTCCTTAAGACGGTAGGGACAAAGACTCCTTTTTCCTCCATCTTTTTAAAGTTAAGTACATTTTCCCCAGTTATATTTCGGGAGATGGCTTCTACTGCAGATATGGATTCCTTTATGGAATTTCTATAATCAGCCACTGGCCTTTTAGAATATAATTCCAGTGCATTATTTAAATGTATCTTAATATTATCCTTACTTGTACTTAATGTAGTTTCTATTTCTTTAATTTCTTCTTCTGATGTAATTTCTACAATCTCCTTGTTTACAATTCTATATGCAAAGTTCAGCCTTTTAAAATGATGATTCAATTCACCAACAAAAATATCGGCTGAAATAGAAATTTGTGAATCTTTTTCACTTTTAAAATATAGGTATTTAATACAAACTTCAATAAGATCTAGTTTTTCAAACCATTCATTTCGTTCACTTTTTATATATTTAGATATTATATCAGTATAAGTAGTCCACTCAGATTTACGCATATTTAGGAAATTTGTCCAAATATATTCATCTAAGTTGTGGTATATATAAAGACAATCAACGATATTTAGTGTTTCTTTTAAAATATCATAACAAGTTAAAATAGCGTTTTGTATCCCAGGGGTAATCTTTTCCCTAATAAATACATCTGATGGTTTTATATAACCATGTCTTTCTGAAAATAGTGCCATAGTTTATTCTCCTTTATCTATTTTAATATATTGAAATATATAATGCCATTATTTTAGCATCTTATTGAGAATTTCCACTTTTTCTTTAAACTCATCTATCAATTTCGCTTCATTAATATGAATTCCTTTTATATCTACAGAACAGGATTCACAAAACCTTTTATCTACTGGATTTTTATGGCCATGCTCACAAATAAACTTATCTTCTTCCTTCTTACTAAAAACACCAGATTTGACCTTTTCTATTTTGCCAGTATCCGGCAGATTACTATAAAAATCACATATTTTATTCATCAAATTTACTTCGTTAGCATCGTAATAATCTGATTTTATAGGTAAGAATTTTATACCCTCGTGTATGTTTTGACTACAAACCTTTAATATGGATGTTGCATCAAATAAATTGCATTTTTTTATTAATGATATAAGTAAATCTTTCCTATCCACCTCGATATATAATTCGTACAATAAAGGAACCATCAGTGATTTAGAATACGTTCCCAATACGTTTTCAATCATTTCTGCCTCTTTGATATATAAGCCTAATTTATTTCTAATATACAAATCCACAAGTTCCTTAATTATTTCTTTTTGCGGGTTCTCAATAAGAAACTGTACCCAATCTTCTTTTATTTGCTCTTTATTTTGAAGTTGCTTTTGGATAAAACGCTTTTTGATTTCCTTGTCCAAATCAGACTGACTAACAGTATTGGTTTTAATATTATTATCATAATCGAGGCTATACTCAATTTTACAAGCTGTACCGGATACAGATACCATAAACATTGATTTATCTTTTCCTGATATTTCATCGAAATCAACTTTGAATCCAATAATTGCATTTGCACCAATTCTAATAGCTTTATTTTTAAGATCCTTGGATGCCTCATTATAGATATATTCCAATTTTCTTCTATATGACTCTGATTTACCCCCAAAAAAATCAGAGAAAGAAGCTGCAAAATCAGAAAAAATATTTGTTCCAACTACTATATTACTGCAAATAACATCAATATATTGCCTAATGATTCCATTTTCAATTCTTTCTGTTGTTGAGATTATAAATCTGTCTTTCATATTATTATGATTTATGTTAAACTTTTCAATCCAATAACTGGCTCAAATTTCTCGAAATAATACCTATTATATCTTCTGCTTATAGATAGAACTTATATCGGAGAAATTAACGTATTTACTTTTTTAAAAGAATCGAATTTTTCCTTATCCAGAGTTCCACCTATTTTACTTAATCTTTCTTCAAAATAGCGGACTATATTTTTATATTTGTTTTCATAGAATTCATTCTTCATATCTTCTTGTGTTTCATATTCTTTCTGTGCTTTTTCATAGAGCTCAATAACACTGAGATAAAACGCTCTAAAATATCTGAGTCTCGCTTCTTCTATCTCTCCTTTCAAAGTCAAAATTTGAGCCTCCCTTATCAGCAAATCTTCAACCGTCTGTTTTTGAACAATACAGCTTTTGATCGCATTTACATTATTCGTCATAACCCAAACCTTGAAAAAAAGAATAATCTGTAGGATACTAAAAATCAGTATTATAATGGATAAAACATCTATCATAGAATTACATTTAAAAATTAGACTTCTGGATTTAACTTAATTTCCTTTCCACAATGAGGACAACGTATCACTCCCTCTTTAGGCTTATCAAAGAGGTCTGGTATTTCAACATCTAAAGCATCTGCAATTTCAGCGAGCCTATCCATATTAAATTTATTACGAGAGACAGCTTGTGAAAAGGAGACAGCTTGTATGCCTAATTTGTCAGCAAGTTGAGCTTGCGTTATTCCCCTCTCCTTACAAAGTTCTTTAATTCTTAATTCTGTATTTGCCATAAGATTATAGTTTTGAGTGTAAATATATACAATATAGTTTATATGCGAAATAAAATTTGAAAAATTATTTATTAATGCTATTGTATAGGTATACAAAAACAAATTTAGCATCAATACTATATAATCAATGTTAAATATAGCATATATAAATAATATACACTTTTTTTATTTAGCATATATACTATATATTTGCACCATCAAACAAGAAGTAATAACAAATTAACCACATACGAATATGAAGACGATAGAAAAGATGCTTGCAGATGCAATCTTAAAGAGTATTGACAGCAATGAAGGCACATTCTGTGTTGATGCAGAAGACAATGAGAATCTAATAGAAGTTGAAGGACACTACAAAGTAAAAGGATACATAGATGATAAGTTCTATCACAGCATGGATATATGGGTTACTACTGAAGCATCAGTAACCATAGACAAGGTTAGAGCTTATGACAAAAATGAGAACGAGGTAGAAGTTGAATGTGACATTAAGGCTATCGAAGAATACGTAGAAATTAACTTATAACATTGTAACAAAGATTATTAAATACGCACGATTATGAATACATATTGCAAATTTTGTCCAAACGTATTTCTTGCTAAATGCGATGCTAAGCATGAAAAAGGTGAAACCATCCTTGTAACCACCAAATACGGCAAAGAGAATGAAAGCATAGTGTTTAATCTGATATTTGAACGTGATGGCTTCTACTATTATTCGATAGTTCGCGCTGATGGCTTTAACGTTCAAGAATGGGCAAAGCGAAAGGCAGAACGCCGGCTGGATTGGGCTGCCACTGCAGAACGAAAGAGTGAAGAATACTTCAAAGCGTCAAATAAAGACAGCGATTTTCTCTCGTTGGGTGAACCTATTAAAATCGGCCATCATAGCGAAAGACGACACAGAAAAGCCATTGAAGATGCTTGGCATAATATGGGCAAAAGTGTAGAGTTTGACGAGAAAGCCAGAGAGCATGAAAGAATAGCTCAGTATTGGGCAAACAAGGCTGATACTATAAACCTTTCAATGCCTGAAAGCGTGGACTACTATGAACATAAGTTAGCAGCAGCTAAAGAGTACCATGAGGGGCTGAAATCCGGCAAATATCCGCGTGAGCACTCATACTCTTTGACTTATGCGAAAAAGGCCGTCAATGAAGCTCAAAAGAATTTCGACTTGGCAAAGAAACTTTGGCTATAAACCCGGTAGCCTTCGGGCTACCACTATTTAAGATGGTTATGAAAGAGAAAGAAATCCTGCAAGAAATAATCGAGTGGCTGGGTAATGATACTAGTTACCTGTCTACAAGAACAGACTATGCTAAAGGGTATAAATCCGGTATAGAATGTGCAAAAGAAATTGTTGAAAGCATCATCAATAAACACGAGCCTGATTTATTAGCAAACAATTAGCAAATTGTTTCGTATGCGTTGAATTGTTATTCAAAATTGTCTTCATAATGGGGTATCTTTGTATAGATACTATCGCGGGTTAGAGCAGTGGTCAGCTCGTCACTTTGACTTGGTGAAGGCCGGTGGTTCGAATCCATCACCCGCAACTAACATTTAACTTTACACGATTATGAAAGTATTGACATTACAGATTAACAAAGAATGTTTTCAAGACATTCTAAATGGCAAACAAGATGTAGAACACAGGTATGTATATCCCTCTAATGTATCACGATATGTTTATTTTAGACATGATGGCAAAGAATACAAACGACAAGAGGATATACCCGACGATGATAAAGAGATTGAAGTAATACCAATCAAATATGATGCCTTATACTTAATCAATGGCAGACGAAAAGATGCGCCACGTCTCACTGTGGAGGTGAAATCTGCCGAGTATGTTATTTTCGCTGATGAAGAAGGCAATGATCTTACAAAAATAGAAAACGGCGTAGAATACTTGATAAGTCAAGTATGGTATCATCTTGGCAAAGTAATAAGTACAGAGAACATTTAATCTAAATAGTCAAAAGCTGAGTCACAAGAGCAATTAACAGAGTTGCCGGGCCAAGACGAAATATGAATGGTGCCGGTTTAGGTGGAAGACTGGTAGCAAACCGTAGAAATACGGCAAGTGCTTCACAGTTAGGTAGTAGAGAACAAAGGCGATATGACTTAAATGTTGCCTTTAGTGGTGCAGGGGGTAAATGATGAACAAATATTTACTGTCTATGCAGATAATACAGAGTATCCGTGAAAAAACTGATACTGCTGTATTATATTATTCAGCCGGAGGTAAAGATAGTATAGCCTTATTGGACATGCTTGCTGGTATGTTTAATAAGGTTATATGCTATTATATGTACCTTATTCCCAACTTAGACCATGTCCAACCTTATATCAAATGGGCAGAAACAAAATACAATAACGTAGAAATTCGCCAAATAAAGCATTTTCAACGTGATTATTATGATGCCTGTGGATTCTTTCGTGAACCTAACATTTCAATCAAGCCAAGAAAAATTGGAGAAATAGAACAAGCTGTGAGAGAAGAAACAGGCATATCATACGCATTCAGCGGGATGAAAGGTGTAGATGGATACATGAAGCGGATGCGTTTAAAGAAATTCGCGAAGTCCAGTTATATAACAGACAAAGGTATGGTCTATCCTCTTGCATTATGGACGAACAAGGAAGTGCTTCAATATATTAGACTAAGAGGATTAATACAACCTTTTGTGTATGATCCAGGTGCTATAAGTCAAGGTTTTACCATTGATTTAAAAACAATGCTCATGATGCGAAACAAATATCCACATGATTTTAAACGTATTTTGGAAGAGTTCCCATACTCTGAAAAGCTAATTTTCGATTATGAATATAAACACAGAAAGTAGAGGTATTGAGTCAGAAAAAAATCGTTATCGGAATTAGAAAGTCAAAGAATGCGTATTCTGTATCGTGCAGCTCGTCAATATGGGCTAGGCACAAACAGACAGCATTCTGTACGTGATAGAGTCAATTCTGTTACAAGTAGATATAGAACAAATATGTTCAGATACTTTGGCTCAGACACGATTTCTCCTGCACAAGTAAAACAAGGAGTACCAAAAAGATTTTATGTAGGATTAAAAAACGCGCAAGGTAGTAAAGGATGATGACAAGAAATAAAATAACGCAACCGGAAAGTAGGGAGATACAACGAAGTATCATAAAATTTGCCAATTATAATCCCCGTAAAATTGCCCCAGAAGCTCGAAAGAACTTGAAAGCAAACTTAAAACGTATAGGATTATTGGGCGGTGTAGTTTGGAATGAAGTTACAGGTAATCTTGTTTCTGGTCATCAACGTATTTCAGTTATAGATGAAGTGAATAAATATAATCCCGACACAAAGGACAATGATTATTTGATTCGCGTTGAAGTAGTTCACATGGACGAAAAGACTGAAAAAGAGCAGAACATCTTTATGAACAATAGAAGTGTACAGGGCGAATTTGATTCAGATATGCTAAAAGATATGCTTGATGGTATTGATTATAGCCTTGCCGGACTGAATGACTTCGATTTGAATATGCTCGGAATTGGTGATTTAGACTTTTCTATTAATGATGATATTTGGAGAAAGGAAGATATATTGGATGATTCATTATCAGCCATAGATGAAGCTACTAAAGATGGTGATGAAAATAAAGGCATTAACCGTTCCAATAATTTTTATGAGGATTCAAAAGAAAATCAAATTGCACGTCACAATGAAGTACAAAAGATAAAAGACAGAATTAGTAATCAAAACAGCTTTGAGAAAGATAACGGAATGCTGAGTTATGTAGTGCTGTCCTTTAATAGCCCAACAGAAAGAGCAAATTTCATGGAGATGTTTGGTTACGGATTTGATGAGCGGTACATTGATGGAAATGAATTTATGAATAGAATAGAATTTGGTGTAGAGTAACCAAAGTAAACAGATACGCGCGCATGGGAAAGAAGCCAGACATATCGAAATTCAGAGAGGTCCTTCATAAAACAGGTGGAAATCTCTCTAAAGTTGCTGCTGTATTCAATGTAACCCGAAAAACCGTGTATGATTGGGCCAGAGCAGACAGCCAGTTCAAAGATGCTATCACCGACGAAAGAGGTTCTCTGGTAGATGAATGCCTTGTATCTGCACGTGTACTTGCGCTTGGTATCCCTGAGAAAGATGAAAATGGGAACTTTATCGGATGGCGTGAACGTCCAGATGGGTATATGATTCGCTATTTACTTTCCACATTAGGAAGAAAAGAAGGTTTTGGAGACCGAGAAGACGAAGACGCAGATATTCCAAAGGATATTAACCACGGAATTTCTATCGACTCATGGATTAAAGACAAACTGAAATGATTGTACCCCAAACGATATATCATCCGCTATATACCGATAGCGAGAAGTTTATCATTCTCATTACCGGTGGCCGTGGATCGGGGAAGTCTTTCAACGCTTCTACCTTCATTGAGCGTCTGACATTCGAAATGACTCCCACAGAGAAGATAGTCCACCAGATTCTTTATACCCGTTACACGATGGTATCTGCCGGGATGTCTATCATTCCGGAGATGATGGAAAAGATAGAACTGGATGGAACAACAAAGTATTTCAAGACCACCAAAACCGATATTGTAAACCGGATGACCGGCAGCCGTATCATGTTCCGGGGTATCAAAACATCTTCCGGGAATCAGACGGCCAAGCTGAAATCAATCCAGGGTATCACCACCTTTGTCTGTGATGAAGCTGAGGAATGGACCAGCGAAGAAGAGTTTGACAAGATCATGCTCTCTATCCGTAAGAAAGGAATCCAGAACCGGATTATCATCATTATGAATCCCTGTGACTCCAATCACTTCATCTACAAGAAGTATATCGAGAATACTCACCGGATGGTGGAGATTGACGGCGTTCAGGTGCAAATTTCCACTCATCCGAATGTTCTACATATTCATACGACTTATTTCGACAATATAGCAAACTTATCTCCTGAGTTTCTGAGAGAGGTTGAAGAAATGAAAGAGAAGAACCCGGAGAAATATGCTCATGTCGTTATCGGCCGATGGGCTGACGTGGCCGAAGGTGCCGTGTTCAAGAAATGGGGCATCGTGGATGAGTTCCCCATGTGGTGCAAGAAGGTGGCTATTGGACAGGACTTTGGTTATACCAATGACCCATCGGCTTCTATTCGATGCGGCATCGTAGACAATGCGCTTTATCTGGATGAAGTGGATTATAGAACTGGATTACTTTCTGGGGATATTATAAAGACGCTACGCCCGTGGAATTTGAGAGTGATTGCCGACAGTGCGGACCCGCGACTCATTCAGGAGATTCATAACGGAGGGATTAAAATATACGCGGTAGAGAAAGGACAAGGTTCTGTCAATGCCGGTATTGACAAGATGCAGGGAATGGAAATATTCATCACCAAGCGTTCTTATAACCTTCAACGGGAGTTCAGAAACTATGTATGGGCAAAGGATAAGGATGGAAACTACATCAACGAGCCGGAAGACCACGATAACCACGGTATTGACGCTGCACGCTACTATGTGTTGGGAGAACTTCTCGGTAGAATTATGAAGCCCAAAGACGTTTCAGGAATATTTGGACATTAAACTTTGAGATATGACTATAGAAGAAATTTTAGCTATGCCGGAAGTAGAGAGAAAAATCTACTATCTGAAGAAAGGACGAAAGACTGAGCAACCAAACGCTCACGCTCTTTACAACGACTGGAATCCGAACAAGCACGAGATAGTGATAGATGAAGAGAAATACCCGAAAATCAAAATTACGACCCAGCCTGAGAAACGGATTACAGACCCTACAACCGGGAAAGAATATGTTGAGCCGGCGGTAAGGAAAGAAGTTGACCCGAACAGGATTGCTCTTCCTATCGAGCAGGACATCGTGAACATTCAGACTGCCTTCACCGTGGGAACAGAACCGGTCCTTGATTGCCAGCCGGACCAGTCGGAAGAAAGCCTTCTTTCCACATTGAAGCAGGTGTTCAAGAAAAACAAGTTGAAATACCAGAACAAGAAAGTAGTCCGGGCATGGCTGGCCGAGCAGGAAGTGGCCGAATACTGGTATGTGGTGAAGGATGACGGCTTCTGGGCAAAGCTCAAACGAAAGATTTCAGGAATCTTCGGCAAATCAAAACCTGAATACCGTCTGAAGAGTGCCATCTGGTCTCCGTTCCGTGGCGACAAGCTCTACCCTTTCTTCAATGACCAGGGGGATTTGGTGGCCCTGTCCCGTGAATACAAGAAGAAAGATCTGAATGACGTGGAGATTACCTGCTTCATGACCATTACCAAGGACATGGTTTATCAGTGGGAACTGACAAGCAACTGGACTGACAAAGGCTCATTTGCACATGGATTCAAGAAGATGCCGGTGATTTATATGTACCGTCCGGAAGCGTACTGTGAAAAGATAAAGAGCCTCCGTGTAAGACTGGAGAAGCTTCTCTCAAACTATGCAGACTGTATCGACTACCACTTCTTCCCTATCCTCATGCTTTTTGGTAACGTGGAGAATTTCTCAGGTGAGTTCAAGAACCGTGTTGTCGAGTTGACCGGCCAGGGAGCAAATGCCCAGTATCTTACCTGGTCACAGGTACCTGATACTGTCAAGTTCGAGGTAGAAACCTTGCTGAGCCAGATATATGGACTGACCAATACACCCAGAATCTCTTTTGACTCCCTGAAAGGTACAGGAAACGCCGTTTCCGGTGTGACTTTCGATTATGTGTTTATGTCCACCCACCTTAACGTAGAAAATCTGAACGAGATCGTCGGCGAGTTCATGCAACGACGTGTAAATTTCCTTGTCTCCGCGTTGGGTTCCGTGAATTCCACCCTTGAAGAAGCCTCCGAAACCATCGATGTGGATGTGCAGATGCAGCCATATAAACTGGAGGACATCAAAGACAAGATAGACACAGCTATCAAGGCCAAGGACGGTGAAATCTGGTCGCAACAGCGGGCCATCACCTTCGTGGGGAACGTGGATGCAGTTATGGATGAGATTGAAGCCATCAAGGAAGAGCAGGCTGAGAAGCAGAAGAACGACATTGAGAAACAGAAACAGCTTTCCTCTCTTAAAAGTTCCAGCAGCAAATCTGAAGAATAGAACACTTCAGTCAGAATATTTACGGGGATAATACAAAACAGAATGATATAAATCTAAAATATTTACCAATTGAGTAGCGGTATCTTTCGAGGTATCGCTATTTTCTTTATCATAGTAAAAACATGAATACTTCTTTGTAATTATTCGTTATTTTACTATATTTGCATCGTAATTAAGTCTTAAACGCTATGAGCTACAAATCAGTTAAAGACGTTGTAACGCTGCTTACTGAAAATGGCTTTTGGTTCGTGAGGCAGAAAGGCAGTCACATGGTTTACACTGATGGTAGCCATGTAGTGATTGTCCCAGACCACGGCAAGAAAGGCGTTGAGAAAGGCACTTATTACAACATTCTGAGGCAAGCGGGGCTAAAATAGCCCCCGCCTCTTTTGTTTAACGATAAAAAGGAGGTCAGTATGAAAACCGTAGAAGTGATTGTAGAACATGCTGGAAATAATCTTAGTGCTTACATTGAAGGTGCTCCGGTGATAACGGTTGGCAACGATGTGAAGGAAATCGAGAAGAACATGAAGGAAGCTGTTGAACTATACTTGGATTCATGCAAGGAGATGAACATCGCTCCAGTGGAAGTTTTACAGGGAGAGTTCACCTTGAAGTTCAAGATAGATGCTGCCACTTTCATCAACTATTACAGCAGTATCTTTACTAAAGCTGCTTTGAGCCGGATAACCGGAATTAATGAACGCCAGTTGTGGCATTATGCGGCTGGAGTACACAAACCACGCAAACAACAATTAGAGAAGATTCAGAAAGGTATTAATGCGCTGACAGAGGAACTGGCAGCTATAAATTTGTTGTGATTATTAATTAAATATAAAGGAGCATAGTACATACAATGAAAGCGAAAGATGTTAATCCAAGTAATTTTAAGGTTGAGAATGTTGTATTTGAAAATGATGATTTTTCTATAACGATAGGTATTTGGGAAAAATGGGGATAGGAGAATGGCAATGAGATGGAATGGTTATGGAGATGATCCCGGATACCCTAAATTATTTAAAAACCCAGTCTGGTTCATCGTTGATGACTCTTTAATATTACCTTTTCTGAATGCTTTAAGGAACGTAAAAGATTCTGACAAAAAAGAAATAGAAGCAGCTATATTGAAATTTTAAAAGTATAATTGGATGATGATCTAGCGTGATTATTTAGGTAGTCACGCTTTCTTTTTACCTAAAAACGAACATTTCCCTAATTGTTTCGTATCGTTAGCCTTTAAATTTCCCCTTCCCTTTCTCTATAAGTAAATTTACCGTATGAAATTATTAATCAAACTCATACGGTATGACAATCTTTGAACAAATCTTGGCAGGACTGCAACAGAAATTCGCTGGGGTGGACACTGCCACACTCACCCGTATCGCCACAAAGAAGGCAGAGGGTGTAACGGACGAAACGAAGGTGACCTCCATCGTTGAGGGTATCTCATTTCAGGACGTGATGCAAAACTATGGTGATTTCCGTGCAGGACAGGCGCAGACTTCCGCTGTTTCAAACTACGAGAAAAAGCATGGACTGAAAGACGGTAAACCTATCGAGAATCCGAAACCAGAACCACCGAAACCAAACGACCCTCCAAAGCCGCAGGAGACAGACATCGCAAAGATGATCGCCGATGGTATCGCCGCCGGTATCAAGCCGTTTGCCGACAAGCTGGCCAAAATGGAGGAAAATGAAGCGCAGGCGCAGCGCAATTCTCAGATTTCAGCGGTGGCGAAGAAGTACGGTATTCCCGAATTTATGCTGAAAGACCGCAACATTCCTGAAAACACGGACTTGGACACTTATTTCAAGGACATGAAGCAGGATATGTCTAACAACGGTTTTCAGTTCTCCAAAGCTCCTGAAACTGCCGAACAGAAGCAGGAGAAGGAAGCGAGCGAGTTCGCCAAAATGATTGAGGCGGACACAAAATCTATTGTCGAACAACAAAACAAGTAATTTATGTCAGCAGGATTTAAGTACAACATTGAGCCTGAGCCGTCCATCGAGGAACGCTATGACGTTTCCACCGGTGTAAGACGTAGAGGCCCTTACAAGCTGGAGACGACCAACCTTGTCGCTGGTTCGTTTCTTCCATCCTTCACTCCGATTGCCGCTGATTTGGTAAAGAAAACCGCTCAGGTGGCCATCCGTGTAGAAGTCTATGAGAAATTTACCACCGGTTCCAATACCACTTTGAAAATCAAGAAAAACTCTTTGGCTTATGTGGGTATGCATCTGGGTAATGGTTCTCATGGGGCTACCATCAACAGTATTGACAAATCAAACAAAGATTTCGATAAGTTGACGCTGTCTGCCGACTTTGGCGAAACATTGGAAGCTGGTATTGTACTCTATGAAGCTACAGCGGTAAGCGGCACAACTCCGAAAGTCATTGCTAACTCAGCCTTGTACGGAAGAGTACAAGTAGAAGAAGGAATTGTATTAGTTGCTCTTTTGATGCGAGCATTCGAGATTGAGCCTACCAAATTGGTTATGCCTTTCTCTGACATTGACAAGGCCAACATGCCGCATTTCCAGTTCAACGCTCCTGACGTTACTCAAAGTGGAAAGGCTGTAGTTGCCAAAGCGTCTTCCAGTCAAGATGGCTTGATGAGTAAAGAAGACAAAGCTAAATTGGATGGTATCGCATCCCAAGCCAACAAATTCACTTTGTCTGCAGCAACATCTTCTGCTCTCGGAGGTGTAAAGCAGGGTGTTAAAGTGGATGATGCTACTGGGCAGGAAGATGCACATACAAAATTGAATGCCCTTCTGGCATCTTTGAGAACAGCAGGTGTAATTGCAAGCAAATAAAGAAAGGAGGTAAAACATGATGCTAACTATTCATACTCTGTTTAATGACCCCAATATCGTAAACGCCGTTATCCAGCGCGTCCTTCAGACTCGTAAGGATACAATCTACTGGCAGCAGTATCTTGATTTCCGTAGAACGACTACCCGTGTATTCAAGGACTACATCGGTCAGGTTACTGGAGTGATGGCCGGTTCTATCAATTCTCGTTATGGCGAGAAGCCTATCCGTGAACGCCGGAATATCGGTTCAGGATATGGTGAAATCGCTTATCTTGGCGATGCTTACCAGATTTCCATTGACCGCCTGTCCGAACTTCAGGACTTGATTGACAAGTTTAACGCAGCTAAACCTGCTGACCAGGTAGCAGCCATGCAGGAAATCGTGAATTTCATCTATGACGATTACCGCCAGGTACTTTTGGCAGCTCACAAGCGCATGGATATTATCGTAGGTTCACTTCTGATGACCGGAGAAGCAGCTGTTAAGAACAAGGACGACAATGCCGGAGGCGTTGACCTTCTCAACATTGAATTGCCGTTCAAGTTCATCAAGCCTGATACTGGTGCGAAGACGAACTTCATCACCTACTTGCAGCAGCAGATTAATGCACTGAAAGCGGACTACGGTAATTTCCAGAAGATGATTATGTCACGAGGAACTTTCGTGAAGAATATCATCGGGTCGGCTGAGTTTGGTGACAAGTTCAAGATGCAGCTTACAGGAAATGAGATGTATCTTTCAACTGGTTTGATTACATCTCAACTGGCTTCCCAAGTATTCACTGGCATCGGGCTTCCGGCCATTGAAATCAAGGAAGATTACGTGAAAGACCAGACCGGGAAGAACGTGCAGATTTATGCAGACGACCGTATCACCTTGCTTCCGCAGGATAAGGTCGGTTATATGCGTTTCCACACTCCGTACGAAGCAGTGGACGGCGTACCGGGACGTAACTACACCCAGGCAGACGGTGATATGCTTATTTCCGGTTACAAGGACAAGAACGGTCGTTATTTGGAATACACTGCAGAGTGGATTCCTCAGATTACGAACCCGAATCTGATTGTGAACTTTGATTTGTCAACCATGAACACATGACAGTAAACGACTACATATCACAGAAGTTTCAGACCTTCGGCATCAACTTGTCGGAGGCTGACCTTTTGGAGATAAGTTTGTCTTCAGAAGTAAGCGGAGAGGATGAGATGGGCCCGTCAAACATCGGACTTGTTTCGGTGTCTATGGCGAAGTTTATCCCCTCTCTTCTACTTCGTGCTACTTCCATCAGCGAGAACGGTTTCTCTATGTCCTGGGACACCAAAGGCTTGAAGGAATACTACTCATTCTTGTGCAAGAAGTATGGCCTTGAAGACACACTGTCAGATAAACCTAAAGTCAGATTCCTATGATATTCGCGCCACATATATTACAAATCAAGGTTACTACTCCAATGGAAACAGACGAGTTCGGCCGGCCTATTCCCGGAACCGGTGGAGAAAGCTGGCAGGACGTGTGTCGGTGCCGTTGTGACGATAACTCCACCAAAGAGTTTACTTCGGAGAACGGCGAGGTGTACCGACCGAACTATCACGTAGTCTGTGAGAAGAAAATCTCTCTGAAGGCTGGTGATGAGGTCAGATGTATGGACGGTGAGAATATCCGTGGAGCTGGAAAGGTTTACATGGTGAAGAATACGAATTATTTTGGTTACTCAGAAATATGGCTGTAAAGTTTGATTTTTCGGACATGGATAGCTTTTTTAAACAAGGTTATGCCGAGGTGAAAGCCGTTAAGGAGAAGGTTGGTAAAGAGGCTGTCGATTACGCTGTAAAGAATGGAAGCTATCAGAATCATACCGGAACACTCCGTAAGTCAAACAAATACTCAGTTCAGGATGATGGACTGGAGTTGAGGAATGAAGCTGAATACGCTTCTTTCGTTGAATCCAAAGGTTACGAAGTCTTGACTGGTGCAGCCATATATGCTGAGAAACGATTAAAGGAGGAAATAAAATGATAGTTACCACCGACATAGCGAACATACTCTATCGTGATTGCCAGCCTTTTGAAATTGACATCGTTCCACACGGTAAGAAGCTGACGGGGCCGATGAAGTCCGAAAGGATTGTCATTCACTCTAAGAAGCAGCAACCGGAGACGTACTGGAAGAAGTCTTTCGTAGAAGTGAACCTTTGCGTTCCTGACTTGAAAGAAGGTGAAGCTAACACAATACGTCTGAACGAGCTGGAGAAACAGGCGCAAGAATTGTTTGACGGAGTGACCGGACGCTATGACGGAACAACCTATCATTATTCCATCGAGTCAATCGGAATTGAGGAAGACACATCCTTAAAGTGTCACTATGTGAATGTAAGAATTTTGTTTGAAGTTTTAAATGTGAAATAATATGGCAGAATCAAAGAAAATCACAGCTGTGAATATCAAGAAACTTTGGTATGGCGAGACAAATGCTATCACAGCAGATTTGACTGGGCAGGCTTTATATACTCTTTTACAAGGTGAAACCTTAAAAGAGGTGAAGAATATCCATCAGGATACATGGACACTTGAAGAAGCGGAAGCAAGCCGCACTAACTACAAGAACCAGCTTACCGGTCAGACTTATCGTAGTGATAAGGAAATGGGCGATGTAACCGTGAACTTCACCATTGGTGAGTACGACTATCCGACCAAGAAAGACCTCATGGGTGGTGATGTAATTAACACTGATAAGGGTTGGAAACGAGCAAGAGGCAAGGTAAACATTGAGAAGTTACTTGTCGCTTTGACTGACGATGACCAGTATTGTGTGATTCCCCGTGCTGACATCGGTGCACGTGAAGCCACAACAGACAAGGCTGTCGGTATTCCTGTAAGTGCGGTGGAACTGGAACCACAAAATGCAGAAGTTGCACCGGAATACTGGTTTGACTCATCTGAAGTAAAAGCAGGTGCTTAATGCCTATCCAATAGGTAGAGATTGAATTCCATAACAGGGGTGGGCTTTATGGCTTCACCCCTTAATTTTTATCTTTTATCAGAATGAATCAAGGAGCAAAAATAGTAACTGAATCCATTATCGGAAGTGATTTCAGAACGGTGTTTGTCGCTGGGAAAGCCTACACGGTCTACCCTCCTACTATCCACAAGCTGGCCGGGGCAATCTCCCATTTGTCAGGCGTACAAGAAGCAGACAATTTGAAAGAAGTGCTTCTCTCCCTTGGAGAAAGCGAGGCTTACAGCAAGGCTCTCTCCTGGCTGATAGCTGGTGACGAAAACTTGAGTGAAGAGTTAGCCAAAGGAACATACGAAGAAAACGTAAATGCTTTAGATGAAGCACTCTCTATGATTGACTCAAAGGTTTTTCTCAAAGCTGTCAGCTTGGCGAGGAACGTAAGTCTGCTGGCAGCGAAACCGAGGTCGTAGGAAATGATACTCTCTTGGGACAGATTGCATCGTTCATGGAAAATCTGCATCTGTCATACCGGGAAGTGGTCTATGAGATACCATACAGGAATTTAGTATTAATGCAGCGTGACAAGCTTCATACTGTAACCGGGACAAAAGTCACGAAGGTGAAAGGCAAGGATATGGCTTCACGCAGAAGAAGAAACAAGAAATAGATATGGCTCTATTAGAATGTTAAAAAGCAACAGAAACGTTACTTTTTTACGTTACAAAGCTTGCTTAATAGTAACGAAAATGTTACCTTTGCATTGTCAATTAAAAGTTCTTTGATTTATGAAGTTTTCAGAGTTTTACAAATTGATTGAGTCAGCAGGCTGGACAATCGAAAAGGGAAAGAAACATCACAAGTATGTTCATCCCGACTTTGACTACTTTATCCCTGTAGGCAGACATCCAGCCAAAGAGATACCTAAAGGTACTCTTGACAGCATGATGAAAAAGGCGGGGTTAAAGAAGTAAAAGAACAGCACCCACTTCGGTGGGTGCATTTAATTGACAAAACTTAAAATACACGATTATGAAGAAGATTCAGGCTATTATTGAAAAAGCAGATGATGGAGGAATTTCTATCTATTCTGAAGATGTAAACGGTGCGTATGGCTTTGGGCTTACAGAACAAGAAGCGAAAGAGGACTTTGTTTCTGTTTTAGAGGAACAGGCAGAATATTACAAAGAAAAACATGGTGAATTTCCAAGTTGGTATAAAGCTGGCTATTCTGTGGAGTATGTGTATGACTTAAGTGGATTTTTTGAAGCGTTCCCTTTTATTAATGCAAGTAAGTTTGCAAAGGAAATAGGTATAAATGAATCTGTAATGCGAAAGTATAAAGGAAAGATAATTACAGCATCAGAAAAGCAAAGAGCTATCATACAATCAAAATACAATGAGATACTTAAAAGAATGGCAAATGTCAAGTTTTGATATTCCAGCCGTGAGGCTCTGATATAAATTAAAGAACAAATTGACAATCGGGCGCATCATAATGGTGCGCCTTTTTTGTTCTATTCCGAGATGGAGTCTAATTATTCAAAAATAGAAGTTAAATTACACGACAATTGCCAAGTTGTTTCGTTTTTGATTTCAAAAAGTCTGAATACTATTTGCTTATATCATAATTTTAAGCATTAATATTTAGATTTTTATTTATGGCAACACTCGTATTCCGTGTATCAAGTGACTGGGAACAGGTCGTAAAGCTAAGACAAGAATGTGAAAAGCTGGAAGCCCAACTCAAAAAGATGGACGTGAACAAATCTCCGGCAGCGGCAAGGGCTTTGGAAACCCAATTGGCATCTGCTCGCCAACAAATGATGGGGCTGGTAACCGAGGCGGCTAAAGTTGGAGCTACAATGGAGCGTGATTTCAAAAATGGAATTTACAGCGCTTCACAAACAGTAAACAACCTCTCTGCAAATATTACTTCACAAAGGGGTGTCATTAGGCAATTACAAAATGAGCTTACTTTATTGAAAGAGAAATACCGAGAAACTGTAAAGTCGGGTGGTAATACCAGCGGTATGTCGGAGCAGATAAAAGCTCAAACCGATAAGTTAAGGGAGCAGAAAGATATTTTGTTTGGACTTACTCAACAGCAGGCAGAAGCCCGTCTTTCAGTAAAGAGACTGAAGGATGAATATGCAGCTTTTAAGGAAGAAGCCGGCGAAACGGTCGAAGCAAATGAAAAGATGTCCGTTTCCTTAACCAAAGTACTTGGTGTAATAGGTGGAGTAACTGCCTTGAAAAACTTTGCCACAGAACTTGTCAATGTACGAGGACAATTCCAGCAGCTTGAAATTGCTTTTTCAACCATGCTGAAAAGTAAGGAAAAAGCAGATAAACTGATGTCGGAACTGGTGGATATTGCCGCAAAGACGCCCTTTGACCTTCAAGGGGTGGCATCATCTGCCAAGCAAATGATTGCTTATGGCTCGTCAGCCGAGAATGTGGGTGATGAGCTTGTAATGTTGGGGAATGTAGCCGCCGGTGTTGGCTCCCAGCTTAGTGAAATAGCCTATCTCTATGGCACATTAAGGACGCAAGGAAGGGCCTATGCTGTCGATATTCGTCAGTTTGCAGGACGTGGTATTCCCATCTACGAGGAACTGGCAAAAGTGCTTGGTGTGACAAAAGATGAAGTTTCCGGTTTAGTAAAGGAAGGCAAGGTAGGATTTAAAGAAGTAGAACAGGCCTTCAAAAATATGACTAGTGAATCAGGAATCTATTATAACCTGATGCAAGAACAGTCTAAGTCTCTTACAGGTCAGTTGAGTAACCTTGGAGATGCTTGGGATACAATGTTGAATGAGATTGGAAAAGATACTCAGGGAATTGCTTCTGCAGGTATTTCAGGATTGAAAGGTCTTATTGAGAACTATGAAACTGTTGGTAAGATTTTGATAGGACTGATTGCTACATACGGGACATACAAAACCGCTCTTATTGTAGTGCGAATAGCTCAGGATACATTAACGGCCAGAATGGAACTTGCAATCTTGGTTACCAAAGCTCAAATGATAGCACAAAAGGCTTTGAATACGGTTATGAAAGCCAACCCGTATGTCCTGGTAGCTACGGTTCTTGCCGGGCTTGTTGCTACAATGTGGGCCTTTCATGACAGCACAACCGCATCGGAAAAGGCACAACAAAAATTCAATGAAGAACAAAAGAATTTTGCGAATCAGGAAGAGGAACGCAAGAAAAAAATAGAAGAGCTGATACGCGTTATCCAAGATGAGACAGAAACCGAGTTTTCAAAGATAAAGGCCTATGAGGAACTACAAAGGTATTCTCCTGCACTTTCTTCTGCTTATACCCGTGAACAACTGGCTGTACTCAATCTTGCAGAAGCAAATAAAGAACTGAATAAGGAACGAGACAAGAACAGTTATGAAAACATACTAAAGAATATTCAACAATGGGAGGAGAAAATAAAATCATTAAATGCTTCTTTAAAAAATGCGGGGCAAGGTGCCCCACTAATCGCTTCACAAATAGAATCAGCAAAAGCAAATCTTAACAAGTGGAAATCAGCCTTGAGCGAATATAATCGACTGAAAAAGGAAACAGAGGAAAACTCGAAACCTGTTGAAGTCAAGCTGATGGAAGCAAGAAGTAATCGTGAGCAGATTATACGCGAATACAATATAGCAAGACAAATATTGCAGGAAGAGCAAGAAAAAATTAAGAATTTTCCTTTTGCAACAATTCCTATTGACGTTCAAATACGGTTCAATAATGCGCAAGCAGCGTTAAAAGGGATTGACGGCACCATATCTGGCCTGGAATCGCAAAGAGAAGCATCGGAAAAGACGTATCAGCAAGCATATAAAGAAGCAAAAGCTGTTTACGAAGCAAAATTAAAGGCCGTAGAGGATGCTAAAAAAGGCACTGAATCTGCTTATAAGAAAGCTGTAGAAGAGTTGGAAGCAGCAGAAAAATCATATAAATCGCTCGGTGGTGTAACAGGAGACACTCTGGCCAAACAAGAGAATAATGCGAAGAAAGATGCCGAGCGACAAAAGAAAGAGCAGCAACAGGTTGCAGAAGAACTCCTTCAGCTTCGCAGAACAAATCAGCAGGAAGAAATCAACCTGATGGAAGAAGGTTCTGAAAAGAAGCGCAGACAGATTGAGCTGGATTACCAGCGAGAAATCGATGAAATTAGGAAACAGCGCAAAAAATGGGAAGATGCGCAAGGAGGAAAGCTTACGTCTGAACAGCGGGAAGTATTAGGAAGTCGTGCGTCTAATGCCATGACGTCGCGTGAAAAAGGTCTGGCCGAAATTACAGAAACTGAAAATCAAGCTGCAATCGAGGCCAACGAACGTTACCTGAAAAGCTACGGTACGTTCATGCAGAAACGTGATGCAATCATAGCCGAGTACACCCGTAAAATCTCGGAAGCCACTACCCAGGGAGACAAGGACATACTCCAGAAAGAAATGGATAAGGCACTCTCCTCCCTTGATCTTGAGAAGCTGAAACAGGGAATCAACTGGGAACTTATCTTCGGTGACTTGGACAAGGTATCCAAAAAGTCCCTGAACAAGGTAAAGCAGCAGCTTAGGGACTTCAAGAACTCCGAAGAATACAAGAATATGGCTGTTGACCAGAAGAAGGTCATTGACGAGGCTTTAAGCAACATCCAGTCAACCCTTATCGACAAAGGAGGATTGCTGGCCGACCTACCCAAACAGTTAAGCGAATTAGCCAAGGCACAGGAAGAACTGTCACAAGCTCAGGAGGAATACAACGAAGCCATGAGAAGCGGAACAGATGAGCAGAAGGAAGCGGCCACGAAGAAACTGAATGATGCCCAAAAAAGACAGCAGAACGCTCAGGTCAATGTACAAAAGTCGACAGATAAAACGACAAGCAACCTTGTCACATTGTCGAACGTCATTACCCAGCTTGGTTCAAATTCTGAAATTTCACTCTCTCAGGTCGGTGATTTGGCCGGAAATATAGTAGACATATTTGCAGAAGAGAGCGAGAAACTTGGAGGTATAATTGGAGCTGCATTTTCTCTTTTAGATGCTATCGGGACACAGGGGCTGGATGGTTTCGTAGGTAACATATTCAGTAGTGTCTTTAAGTCTGTAGGTGGAATATGGGATACTTTGACTTTCGGCGGATTCAGCAAACTTTTCGGTATTGGAGGAAACGAAAAAGAGGTGCAGGATACCATCAACAGACTCACGGACAGAAACGAAAAGTTGCAGTCTGCCATCGAATCCCTTACGGAAGAAATGAAGTCCAGCAAGGGAAGCGAGAAATCCGTAGCAGAGTACAATAAAGCCATCAAGTATCAGGAGGAATACAACAAGAATGTCCTTGCAAAAGCGCAGGCAAATGCTGGCTATCACAGTAAGCATCATAGCTGGGCCTATTACATGGGCTGGTCGGAAAGTGACATACAATGGATTCGAGAAAATGTCATGGCAGAATTCACAGGTACAGATTCCTTGTGGCAGATGTCGCCGGAGCAGATGGACTTATTACGTCAGAATGTAGACTTGTGGCAGAAAATGGCCGATTCAGGAAAAGGAGGCTATGGAAATGCTGTCGTTGATGCACTAGATGAATATGCAGATCTGGCCGGAAACCTCGAAGGACTGAAAGAGGGACTTTTCGAACAGCTTACCGGAATAAGTTTTGATTCCATGTATGATAGTTTCATCGATACCCTTATGGATATGGATGCATCGGCGGAAGATTTTGCGGATAACCTATCAGAATACTTTATGCGTGCCATGCTTTCAGATAAAATCGGTAACATGTACAGCCAGAAGCTGGAAGACTGGTGGAACAGATTCGGTGAAAGTATGAAGGACGGAAACCTGAGTGAGAGTGAACGTAATTCACTCCAAAACGAATATATGGGGTACGTGAATGAAGCATTGAAACTACGGGATGAACTTGCCGCAGCTACCGGATACGACAAGGCTGGCAGCAGCTCCCAGCAGTCGGCCTCCAGCCGCGGATTCGGTACAGAAATGACGCACGAGGATGCCGGGGAACTGAGTGGGCGGTTTACAGCCGTGTATGAGTCCAATCTTCGTATTGAGACGGCAGAACAGCAGCAAACGGTAGCTATTACCGAACTGCGAGGTTCCATCGGCTCCCTGACATCACAAGTAACCGGTCTGTACAACATTGCCGACGAGACACGTACCATCCTGGCCAATTCCTATCTGGAGTTACAGCAAATCAGAGAGAACACAGGCGAAATTGTCAAACCTATCAAACAGATGCAGGCCGACATTGCCGAAGTGAAACGTAATACAGCAAGATTATGACAGGAGATTTATTTATTAACGGGAAGGATGCCTGGAGCACATGGGGTGTCCGCATGGGTGACGGTTTTCTCGATGCTATCGACGGATTCAACCAGATGAAAGACTACATCGAAGATGAGAGCCGTCTGGAGCACGGGAAGCGAATAATAACCGAAAATGCAAAAGTAGCATCGCGTGAAATCACTCTCCAGTTCACCATAGAAGGAAACTCAGAAGGCGACTATCGGACAAAGAAGAAATCTTTTCAGTCAGAACTGGAGAAAGGAACCGTAAACATCAAAATCCCAACTCTTGGAAACGAAGTCTACAAGCTGGTTTACCTGGGTAAGAGCATTTCTTACGGGTTGAGTATTGACAGGTGTTTCGGTAAGGTTTCAAGTAAGTTTTGCGAACCGAATCCCATGGATAGAAGCGAATAACGAACATTTCCTTTATTGTTTCAAATGGAAGTCCGGATTTTTAGGGCTTCCATTTTCTATTTATGAACTTTGGGGATATGATTGAAATTAAGGACATATCCGGAAAGACAAGATTCTCCACCCCTATCAACAAAGGGGCGAAGGGAAAGTTTACACTGATGAAAGAGGACTACATCGTTCTCCCATTCTCCGTGCCTGAACCGATATATTTTAAACTTGGAGACTATGTAGACCTTTCTGGGGTTCTGGATGATTCTCTGGGCGGATTACTTTCAAAAGTATATGAGGTAACTGACTTGCAGAAACCTTCTTTCAATGCTTCTACCGCTGGATATGATTATGAGCTGAAACTGGATGCTTACTACTGGAAGTGGAAAAACAAAATTTTCAAATACACTCCTGAACATGCTGGATATGAAGCGTCATGGTCTCTCACCGCAGCCCTTGATGTACAGCTTGGTGTGTTCTTACGTAACCTGAAAGCTTTGGGATATACCTATAAGGGAAAAGAATTCGTATTTGAAATAGATTCAACAGTAGAGAATAAGGCAGTTGCAATGACGTATGACAATATGAACCTGCTGGATGCCTTATTCTCAATGGCGGGTGAGGATAAGTGGAACTGTGATTGCTGGATAACGGACAACGTAATTCATTTTGGGCGAAACGAATTCGGTGATGCCGTGAAAATCGAGTTAGGGGTTGAAGCGTCTGCCATGACTCGCAGTGAGAGCAAAGGCACTTATGCCACCCGCATTTATGCATTCGGATCTACAAGAAACATACCTGAGAACTACCGTTCCATTGAAGAGCAGACGGTAGTAAACGGAGTTGTGCAAAGACGACTTATGCTTCCCGCTGGTACGCCATACATAGATGTGTATCCTGACATGAGCCAGGAAGAAGCAATTGAAGACATCGTGGTATTTGACGAGGTATATCCCCGACTTGAAAGTACGATGTCAAGTGTATCTACGAGGACGGAAACCGTTACAAATGAAGACGGAGGTCAGGAAACCGTGACTTACTATCGCTATCGTGATACTGGCCTGAATTTCTCCAAGGACTACATACTTCCGGGACAAGAGCTGACAATTATCTTTCAGTCCGGCAAAATGAATGGATTGGAGTTCGGTGTTATTTTTGACCCGGACAACAACGGAAGCCAGCTTTGGGAAATTGTCCGCAGCGAAGACTACGGACGTCCATTGCCGGATGATACCATATATCCTGAAAATGATGACAAGTATATCCTTTCCGGTTTTGATCCAAAGTTTGTTTCTGTACAAATGATTCCGGACGCGGAGCAGGAACTGAAAGAGAAGGCACAGAAGATAGCAGACCAGCGAAAAAAGGACGATGGTACATACTACACTACCCTCCGGTCAGAATGGGTTAATGAAGACAAGCTGAAACGCTTTTTCGAGTTCGGGCAAAAGATAAACCTGGTCAATAAAGCCTTTTTTGAGAATGGCCGTGAAAGCCGTGTTCTCGGATGGGAGTTTAACCTTGACATTCCATGGGATTCTCCGGTATATACTATTGGGGAAAGTATGCCCTACTCTCGCCTTAATGATGTGGAAGAGAAACTGGAGTCGATTACGTATAAAGGGCATACTTATGTTGGAGGCGGAGGTAGTAGCATATATGTGATTAAGACCAATGATTCTACTGCCCCATCGGACAGTAACGTATTTTCGGCAAAACGGTCACTTGCAACATTATTGAGAAAGGACAAGGAAGACCAGACAAACTATCTCATTAAGCTTCTTGGCGGTATCATATCTCCTTTCCTGGAATCAATTGACTTCGTGACCGGTATGATGGGTGCTGGTATGTCATTCTCTTCAGAAAAGGGCGGCGAGTCTGTCGGATGGATTGACAAACTGTACGTGCGCAAGAAAGCTATCTTCCAGTTACTTTCAATAATGGAGACCGAGCTGGCCGGAGCTTCCTTCATGTTCAACGCCAGCGGGGCCAGAGCAACGATTACTAAGGTCGAGTTTATAGAAAAAAAAGGAATTCGTTTCAAGGATGGTAAAGGAGTCAAGTTCTCAGACGGGAAAAGAGGTTACTCATCTCCTGGAACTTATGGTTCTGTTTATCGCTGTTACTTCCTTGCAGATGATGGTGAGAAAGCCATAGAAAATCGTTTTAAGCCAGGGAATTTAGTACGCTCACAGTCCTTTAATATTAAGGAAGGCGCGTATGACGGCGTATCCAATCACTATTGGTGGCGTCTGGTGGAAAATGTTGGTGATAACTGGATAGATGTATCCGTGAATCATTGTGACGAAGGAAGCGATATACCCAAAGTGGGTGACGTGATGGTACAACTTGGAGACATAGCCGACCCGGACTATCAGGCTGCAATCGTGTTGTCTGCATACGGAGACGGTGCGCCTTCTCTTACCTTCTATCAGGGGATAAGTTCTTACTCCCTCTCAGGGAAAGATATAGTTTCAATCGGATATGATCGTCTAACTAAAGAAGGATACTTTAATGTTTATGGAAAGACATATATCGGTAATAGGGACAAGACAAATTATATCAGACTTGCTTCTGGAGAAATAGAGGTACGTGCAGCAAGAATATTGTTGTCAAATGGTGAAAGCGTTGTAGATGTAGCAGAGAAAAATATCTCAATTAAACTTGGTGCTACGGGTATTGACATCGAAAAAAATGAGATTGTTATTTCTTCAGATAAGTTTAAAATTAAAAGTTCTGAAGGGAAAGGAATAGCCGTGTTTACGGTTAAAAATGGGAAACCACTTCTTCTTACAGAGTGCATAGATGTAAACTCGTTAAAAGTGAAACATCTGGATGGTGCGGACGGTACATTTTCGGGTGAACTGAAAGCCGCTAAAGGTACTTTTTCCGGAACAATATCTGCCGATGGTGCTAAGATTGGAGGTTTCACTATAGACAACGGTTCCTTGAATTGGAAGGGAAGGGATTTTTTCGGCAATGATAGCAGGAGTATACGGATTGGTGTTCCTACGGATGATAACAGTGGTATGATTGACATAAATTTCAATGGTGCGACTGACGGGAAATTTGGGGTTAAAGTAATTGGAAGCAATGACGGTGGAGCATGCATCTATGCTTCAAGGAACGGTACTAGCAAGCCACATAGTTCTAATACTTATGCCGGATATTTTGACGGAGGAGTACATGTGAACGGAAATCTTTATACCAATACGATATTGTCTAATGAGTTTGGTACCGGATGGTCATTGCAAGCCGATGGCTCATATACATACAAAAAAGGAGTAACGAGAACAATATCATGGACTATACAGAATGGCTCGATACCTTCAAGATATAGCCTGGTTTTTGAAAATGGAATTTTAGTTGATTAATCATGAAAATAGATTTTAAGAAATTTAAGAAGTACACGAAGATAGATAAATCCGATTTCGTGGAGATTGATGTCAGAGAAATGTTTGCAGATAACATTTACAATGTGACAGGAGTTGGTATTGCTGATTTAAAATTAGCAGAAAAAATTTTTTCCAGCGATGACGATACCGAATTTTCAGATGATGAAGTTAGCAGGGTAAGACATCATGCAGCGTCGCTTCTTCCATGGTTTCTTGCTGGGCTTGATGATGCAATAAGATAATTATAATATACATTGGAAACATCATTAATAACTATAAATTAAAAACAATTATGGCAGCAGAAGAAGATTTTGTATTAAGCTTTACAGGTGAAGAAACTGACAATCTATTGAAACATACAGAAAGTATGAAGAATCAGACAACGGAAGAAGATGGTGAAACGGTACAGGTGTACGATACAAACGGCGTTCCGCATAAAGTGTCGAAAACGGAACTGCTGAAGAAGTCTACACTGGCTCTCCCTGCTTTGGAAGACATATCCAGTTTTGTCGCTATTAACGCAGCCGGAAATGCTGTTGGGGTAATGACAAAAGAGCAGGTTGCGTCAGTTCTGGCGGAACTTATTGGAACGGCTACTTTAAAAAATGATGGATTAATGTCAAAATCAGGTTTCCTGAGTGCCATTGGATTAAATTTGGAAGGTGATGCCAATAACGTAAATAACGGAGTTTATAAATTTGACTCACAACAGGGCAATATGCCCGTGAATTATGGCATATTAGTTGCATTTTCTTGTGACGGATGGATTCGTATGCAATTATGTGCAGGTGGAGATAATGGATTAGCATATATAAGAATGCATTATAATAGTTGGACATCATGGAAACAACTATAACATTAATTTCCGAAGAGAATACTTCAGCTCGATAGAAGAAACATTCCCAGCCTTGTATGTAATCTTATATTTGTCAGTTCCGGTTCTGGATACCTCTATCGTAACGTTGCTCGTGTAGCTATATTCAGACAGCTTAGTTACACCAGCAGCATATATAGAAGCCCATGCCAATATATACGTGGCTAAATACTCCGTATTACTAGCACTAGCACGAATTGAAAGTAAATATATACTTGCCGTGTTAGTTTCTCTTATTTCAACGGATTCCCCAACTTGAAGTATTGTTGTTACCGTGCTATTAATTCCAATAAGTTCCTCCAGGCAGATTTAGCACTGGCGGAACTCTGTTAGTTTTTCAAGCAGGAGTTGGAGCTGCTGGAGCAACTGTCCAGCGTTACTTTCATCCTTCAGGATTAAATATTACAAGAATTAAAAATTCAAATAGCGAAAATTCTTGGGCTCAATTATAACTCAATCCACCCTCTCCATGTACCGTCCACCTTTGCTCTCCAATATCGTCTAATTGGATACATCGAGAATGCTTCCTGATACATATAGGCCGGAGAAGCAGGGTAAGTTTTAACTATGAATGTAGCATTGTTCTCTAAAATATTTCCATTGTATATATCAGTAGACAGAATATATATATCATCTATGTTGGACACTCCAGAATTATCACCCTGGCTGAATTTAGCAGCGGGGTGAAGCCCCGATTTTTCTAATGTTGCAATCCCAATAAGTTCCGCCAGGACTTATGGGTATGAATGAAAACAACTGAAATAAAGAAAGCTGTATTGAAAATTATTTGAGTGGTAGAAATTGGGTAGAAAATAGTAACTAGCTTGCTTATTCTACCCGGCTTCTACCAACTTACTGACAAGAGCTGTCAGCCTTTTTGAAACCTTTTATTCTTTGTTCGTTTTTATATCATTTACCTTCGCTGAAAAAGGATGGTAAATGAGTAGTTTTGTGTGTGAAATAGTAGTTACGCCCATGAGCGTGTTCCATTAAGTTGGGATGCGCTTATGGGCATTTTTTGTTTAATCTAAAACCTTAGTAAGATGAAAAGATTCGTTTTCATGATGGTCGCACTGCTGATGTGCGTAGTGAGTGTTTTCGCGGAGACTTCCGTTAGTGTAGAACCTTCCGTTCCGGAGTTCCTGACCGGATTTGCCAGCTTCACCGGGCTTGTTACGGTCGTGGTTCCTGCTGTAGTAGGATTTATCGCTTCGAAGCTATCCAATCCTATGAATAAGTGGGTGACTATGTGGGTAACTGCTGTAGTTGGTGTAATCGTTACCTTCTTCAGTTGGTGGATGAATCTCGGTTTCCCTCCTGCAGATGCAAGCGTCTGGGTTGTGGTGATTGATGCGTTATTTGTCGCCCTGGCATCTACTGGTATCGTGTCGGTTGTAACAAGTGAATGGCTGTCCAGGTTGTTCGGTGGTAAGGTAAATAAGGAGTGATGCAGAACCTTATAACCGTCATAGCCCCGCAGATTCTTGTTGCCGGGGCTTACTCCTTTGTAGGAGAGATAAGAAGCGTTGTCTTTGAGCTTCGCTGGATGCTGGCTTTTATCGTTGTGATGATTGTGGCCGACTTTGTTCTAGGAATCATCGACAGCGTGGTTAAGCGGGGCGAGGATTTCCGCTTTTCCCGTGCTGGCCGACGTACCGTGTGCAAGTTCATTGAGTATAATTCATACCTTGTTGTTGGGTTCATGCTGGGCATTGCAATTCTTCAGCCGGTTGGCATCTGTTCCTATACAATCAGTTCTATCTGCGGGCTGGGGTTGGCTTTCATTTTCGAATTTGACAGTATTATGGAGCATATATGCACAATTCATGGTATCAAGAACAAGGTTTCCATTAAGCGCCTGCTGGTGGGCTACATTAAAAAGAAGTACACAACGGCTGGCGAAATTATCGAAAAAGTTACAAAGGATGAAGAAGACAGATAGACGCCTGATAGCGGAAATCATCTACTCCGTAATCATAATATTACTTATGACAATAAGTTTCATGACCTAGTTGATATGAGAAAGATAAGGATAGGGAAAGATATATACTTCACCTGGCAGATACTCACGAACAAGGAGCCTGTTCCACTGGAAGGAAGGGACTTGAAACTCATGCTGAAGAATCCTCTAGGCAGATTTCTCGATTTCCATTTTGAGATATACCAGGGAAACAAGCTGAAATTTACTTTTCATGGAACGGACCACAAACACCTTGGTACGTATTCGCTGACTTTGTGGGAGAACTATGGTAAGGAAGGACAGACTGCCGTTGACATGTGTGAGGCTTTCAGGCTTGTTGCAACAACTTGTGAAGAGGACAGCATAAGTGTCCCTAACCTTGAAATGGCCACCGTCAACCTTGGTGCTTCTTCCATTGACATATCAACCGGTGGAAGCATTCCCATTCCTGATGCGCCAAAAGACGGGAAGATATACGGCCGGAAGGATGGAGAATGGGAGGAGATAACAGAAGCAGTATGGAATGAAGAAACAAACAGTTAAAATCAGACTTTTATGGCAACAACAAAATTAAAATTCTACAGGGGCTTAAAGGCCCGTTATGATGCAGCGTCAAAACATCTGGATGCTATCTATTTTGCAACCGACACCAAAGAACTGTTGATGAACGGTGTGAATTATGGAGGAAGCGGTGTCACAGATGTCAGTTTTGACAAAGGCAGCAATAAACTTATCGTTACCAAATCATCAGGCAAGACCGAATATGATCTGACGGAACTCATCAGGTTCAAGACATCATTGCCAGACAGCCTTGCCACTCCTTCGAAACTGGGCGGTCTTCCGGCTGGGACAAAGGTCGAGACCTTGAAGACAAAGACGCTGAGCCAGATTTTCGAGGATATTCTCTTTGAGGAAATCCAGCCGACGGTACAGGCACCAAGTGCAACAATATCATTCAAGTCTCCTTTTACCGCCAACAAGATTCTGGAGGTTGGTGAAAGCGCACCTACCTCAGAACAGATTCAGACAGGATTTAACCGTGGTAATTGTACGGTTGTTGGCCAGGCAAACAAGAACCGTGCAGGAGAACTTATCTCCGATGACCAGTCTTTCATCTATGTAGGAAACAGTACAAGCAACAAGACATTGCCGACGAAAGTTACACTCGGTACGATGCAGTACAATTACCAGGCTCATCATGGCGCAGGTGACACCTTGCTCACTTCAAAAGGAAACAAGGCGACCGTGTCCCCTAATCCGCTTCCTGAAGGTACTGTGAAATCAGGTGCTGTCTACCTTTATGGTACCTATCCGTTTTACTGTAATGGTTCTTCAGCTTCTACCTCTGCCGGAGATACCAATTTCCCGTCTGCCGCAGCTCCAGATACAAAGCTTCCGCTGCAGAAATGGACTGATACATTAATTGGAGCGAAATTTGCTTCTGAAGCAGCAACCGGAACCCGCCTTGAATTCTACTTCCCTTCAGAAAAGAATGTGTCAAAAGTCGAGTTCTATAATACGGTGTCCGGAAAGTGGGAAGTCTTCGGAACGGACAAGTACACCGTATCTGATGCAGGAAACAAGACCGTACAAAGTGTTCAGATTGCATACAAGAAGCTGACAACGACAGGTGCCATGTCCGGTGCATTACAACTTCGCTTTACAGTTTCCGATGCCGGGAAAAAACTTGTAGACGAGCCGGACACATATAATGGCGAGGAAATTACGGATGAAGTGATAGCCATGCTTGCACGAAACAGCCGTGAAGTTCCCTTTGCCATGCCGATGAACAATGTCATGCCGATGGCTTCGACAACAGGAAACCGTCCTGCGGGTGTTGCTTCCTTTGCCGTGAACTTTGAGCCTGGAGGACAGGCGCCACTGGATGCCCGTCAGCTTGTTCCAAACAAGACAGACCTTATTGCCGCAGCTACCTATTCAGGAAAGAATACTTATAACGGCATGTTGGTCGTTGTTGGAGATAACGGGGACGGCAAACCGGCTCTGTATGTCCTGAAGGACATGACAAAGATTACCCAGGCTGATTATGGCGGATGGCTCCGTCTTGATGTGGGCGCACAGACACTCATCCAGATTATCAATGACCTCACGACTGGAGGAACGAACAAGGCACTTTCCGCCGAGCAGGGTAAAGTCCTGAAAGGTCTGGTCGATACGCTTACGAACAAGGTCAACGCGCTTGGTGCCGTATATGTGCCAAAGGGTACTCTGGCAGACCTTAGTGCCCTGAAAGGGGTGTCTTCTGTATCGAAAGGCCACGTATATAACGTTACGGCAGAAGTTACCCTGAACGGCAAGAAATATCCGGCTGAAACGAACTTCGTCTACATCGGAGAAACGGCCAATCAGGCAAGTGTGGAAACCAACTGGGATTCCTTGGGTGGTACGGTCGATTTGACAGCGTATGCAAAGAAAGCTGACCTCGAAGGATTTCTTACCGAAGAGGATTTGGCCGGATATGCCAAGGCTGTAGATGTGGCGAACACCTATGCCACAAAAGCTGCACTGAGTGAGGCTATCGAAGGGCTTTCCTCCACTTATGCGACCAAGGCTGAACTGACCAGCTATGCAACGAACGAGACTCTGAAGCAGTATGCCACTAAACAGGATCTTGATGATGCGTTTGCATGGAATGAGGAAACCGAGTAATAATATGTGGGGGCTTTGTATCAGAGCCCCCCATAAATCCCAATGACATGGCGAAAAAGAGATTCAACAATTATTTGAAATATGCCACCTTCAAGAAAGAACTGGAAGCCGGTAACATATTGCCTGATTCCGTTTCCTACATCAAGGAGATACGGGCTATCTATACCCATGGGGAATATTATGGCAATGGCTGCATATCCAGCGTGAATGCTGGTACGGGTGAGGTCAGTGCCGAGCTTCTTCCGAACGTGTTCCATGTGTTCGGAGAAGTATCCGTACTTAACGTCACATTTGGAAAAGGCTTTCCAGGCATCGCCAATGAGTACATGTTCCAGTTTTCAAGTGGTGTTACGCCTACCGTCCTGAATCTTCCTGAAGGTGTGAAATGGATAGGAAGCAGTGTTGTCAGGGCCAACAGGACGTATCAGGTAAGTATTCTTAATAATATAGCTGTGATGGGAGGTACTTTATGAGTTTGTTAAGACGCAGATTGCTTATACTGGCGGCCATGAATAATGGACTGCCTAATATGCCGGTTCGCTTTAAGACCGGCGAAAGGGCGGTATTCAGTGACGGGAAGCATGGATATTTTTCGATGGACAGAAGATTTGTTCGTGATAAGAACATGTCACGAATGTATTTCAAAGACGGGAAACGGATTAGTGTGCTGAAGAAAAGAAACTGAACTAAAATAAAATAGGAGTGCCACTGCACTCCTTGTAATAAATTTTTTATTAACCATCCTACCATTGGCAGAACTCCACAAATATAGATGTAATTTTATTATGAACAAAATAGATTCAATAATAATTCACTGCTCAGCCACACGTGCCGGGCTGGACATAGGTAAAAAGGAGATTAATCAGATGCACGTATCCCGTGGCTTTCAGTGTATTGGGTACAACTACGTTATCCGGCTGGATGGTACGGTAGAAGTTGGCCGTTCGCTCACTATTGACGGGGCGCACTGTAATAGCAAGGGATTCTCAGGTGTGTCGTACAACAAACATTCAATTGGTATCTGCTATGTGGGCGGTCTGGACGCGCACGGTAAGGCAGCTGACACCCGAACACCGGAACAGAAGAAAGCGTTAGCCAAACTGATTAAGGAGCTTTGCGGAAAGTACCAGATTGTCGAGGTGCTGGGGCATCGTGACACATCGCCTGACCTGGACGGTGATGGTATCGTGGAACCTGAAGAGTGGACGAAGATGTGTCCTTGCTTCGATGTACGGAGCGAATATCCTTTTGTCCCTGAAATCGTTGTGAAGCCATGAAGTTATACGAATACATAATGGATAAGGTGAGCTGGTGTATTACGCTGGCTCCATTTATGTGCCTCGTTCTCATTTATTCCTGCCAGACAGTGAAGTATGTTCCGGTTGAAACCAAAGCTGATAGCGTGGTAATAGAGAAATTGGTTGAAGTACAGATCCCTCCTGACAGTGCCACCATCCGGGCGTTGTTAGAGTGCGACGAGAACGGGAAGGTCGTACTGAAATGGTTGGACATCGCAAACAGTAAGAACGCTCAGGCGCAGCTTACCATTGATAGCCTAGGTAATCTACTGGCGAAGATGAAAACTCAGCCGGATACGGTTTACCTTCCAGCGAAGGAAGTGGTTGTTTCCAAAAAGGAAAAAGTTCCTTACCCAGTAGAAAAGGAACTTACTTTATATCAAAAGATAAAAATTAGACTTGGTGAACTCTCATTTATTGTAATTATAGTGATAATAGGATTATTGGTGCTTAAAATATTCAAGAAGTAGTATATTTGTAGTTAATGCGGAAAATACATTAAACTACAAATTATGAGAAGATTGAAGAAGTATATAAAAAATGAAAGATCATGGATAATTACCATATCAACAATAGCATTCTCTATTTTATGCTGTTTTTTTATTTCAGAAAGGAGTAAATTTCATTGGGGTGATTTTGGAAGTATCCTTGGAGCTATTACAGGGTTAATAGCATTTATCGGAGTATTATACACATCAAAACAAAATAAACAGCAGTTTTTGAATAGTGAGGAAAGATCTACATTCTTTGAAATGCTTAAAATATTCATTTCTTATCGTGATTCATTACGTGTAAAAAAAATAGATTGGAAATATGATAAAACACTTCATGATTGGAACATTATTCAATATGAGGAATTTTGTACTACTGAAAAGACTTATCAACAAATAACTTTTGAATTATGTTGTATATTTTACGTAGAAATAAGAAATAATATACCAAACTATTTATCCAAAGAGGAATTCGCAAAAGAAATCATTCCATCAAATAGATCTACAATACAATGGTATTCTTCATACAATTATTTAGCAATTGCTATAAATAATATTTATAACGGATATAATTGGAGTAAATCTGGAGGCGTTGTTAATCAAATACCTATTAATTTAAATACATACGATTATATTTGCTTAATAGCTATAAGAACTTATCTTAAACAGAATAACTTTAAACCAATAATAGAAGCTATATCGAAAACTGCTGACTTTTGTTTTTCTAAATATATAAATCAACTTGGTACATATTTTAGAAACGCTTATTATATTCTGGAAATGGTCTCAGGATTCAACTATCCTAAAAAGTATTCAGATATATTCCGTGCTCAATTATCAAAAGATGAACTCGTACTTTTATTCTTTAACTCTTTTAGTTCTTTGTCAAACAACAAAACCCGACAATTATATTTAGATGCAGATTTATTCAATAACCTTGAACTAAAAGATATAAGATTGAAAGAAAATATAAATAATATACCACGTATGGGATACATAAGCTTCCCTTCGATTTTACAACCAAAGGCTGTTAGGAATGAATATATATCTTATGAATTTCTAAGCAAATTATATAAATCCATAGATACTAAAAATGATTAGTGCTTACATATAAATACTTACATTGTAATTACTATGTTTTAAATTTAAGATTGTAGCCATTCTGATATACAATATTTTCCAATAATTATATACAACTTTTCTGGGAAATTATATACATCTTTGCAGTGTAGAAGTTTGCTTTTATTGCAAACGAAAGCCCCAACCAGATTAATATCCGGAAGGGGCTTTTATTGACTTATACTTTAGGCTATTTTACATTAAAAGATACAAGCACTTCACGCGGTTTACCCTTGTAAAATTGATATACATAGCACTCCACCATTTCGCCTTTGTACTTTTGGAGTCTCTTGTATAAATACTCCTTCACTTCAACCTTACGAGAGAAGTAAAGATTCTGTTCGCTAAAGACAGGTTCATCTGCCCCAACCCAAGCTTCTAACGAGCATGGGCATTTGTTGATAATTCTTTTCATATTACAATAAATATTATGTAGTGGCTCCATTGCCTCATACATAACATAACAGATAAAGTGTCAGACAAATTACCCTCTCATCATCATAATATCAGACCTCAGTTCGATATATTCTTTGTACTTTTCCGGGTTGTTCACGTAATCAATCACACGAGATATGGCCATATCAGCCTGTTTCTGCCGGACTTTGGTGTAGTATCGTATAACTCCTTTTGATTTGTCTGAGTGGCCTAAGCAGTAGTCTATTATCCCGTCAGGAATACCTATTTCAGAGGCGTACTGAGCGAAAGACTTGCGGGCCGAATAAAATGTAACACGTTCATCAATATTTAACTCTTCAGCCAAATCTCCAAGAGAATACGTAACATACTGAGAAAAGTTGTGATATGTGAATTTATACCCAAAATCAAGTTTCCCCGTCCTTTTATCCATCCACCTGCATATTATCTCTCTTGCTTGAGACGGTATTGTAAATGTGATTACACTATCCGACTGCATTCGCCCTTTAGTCTTTGAGCGTGAATATTCCAATACATCTTTTCTAAAGTCTGTTTGCATAATGTCTATAAGATTCATCCCTCCCAAGTAAAAGGAAAGGCAAAAAAGGTCACGTGCCATAATCAGCTTTCTCTTTTCTGGTGAAGATTCACGAATCTTGTTAAAATTCTGTACTGTCAGATCAAGCTTCCTGATAGGGGCTGCAGATATTCTAGTCGTTACAAAAGGATGTATATCGTAAGATATATTCCACTCTCTTATCGCTCTATTGACGACAGATTTCATTTGGGCAAGCATTGTGTTTACTGTAGTTTCAGTCACTTTCCGCTTCCGTATGAATGCGGCAAAATTCTGGACTAGTGACGGGGTTAAATCAGAGAGAAGCATGTCACCTCTTGCAAAGTCACGAAAATACCTCCCCACCCTTTCAATAGATAATGCGTATGAATCTCTTCCCTCAGACTTGAGATAGTCTACAAAATTGCTACATGCTGATGAAAAGGTTTGCTCATCGGAAAGATTGTCCGTAGAAATGATTTCTTTAATTTGCCGGCAGGAATAAAGTTCAAGATGTTTTATTGAGTCCAGTTTCTCTTGAAGGTCATCAAGGATGTTCCTAAGTTTCCGGTTTATCGCAGATGCCTCTGGATGCTTCACGACCTGACCGTTCTTAAACTGGTTCTCTGAAATAATGAATCGTGTGACGATATATGTTGTTTCATGCTTGTGACGGAGTGCAATTCTTATCTTATGTCTTCCGTCTTTTAATGCTTTTGCCTTGAAAATGGTAAGTGATAGAGTTGCCATAATGATTAAAAAATTTAAGGATACTCCAGGGATACTCAC